GCTAGATGATGACACGTTACAGGCAGCACTCATCGGTACCATCGGTATCCGAGCCGCCGCAGACTTTATGGCATTCCTCAAGCTGGCTGACCAGCTACCGTCATTGGAGTCGATCAAGACCGATCCTGACAATGCCACGGTGCCAACGTCCCAAGCTGCTACCTGCATGGTGGTGTTCAAAGCACTGTCCGCATTGGAGCGTGATTGGGCCGATGCGTGGATGACATATGTGAACCGGCTGGACAAGGAAGCCCAAGGTCTGTTCGCCAACGGCGTTCGATCCAGCAAATACAACAAGGCCAAGCAGTCCATGATTATGCAGAACAAGCTGTTTACTCAGTGGGCTATGGACAACAACTACATGTTCGCAGCGGACAAGGTGTAAGGAGGTAACATGTTAGCACTAAACCAACAACTGACCGCCGAGCAGCGGATCACCAAAGCAGTGGTAGATATTACTGCTCACCCACGGTACATGGCCTTGGCTGGTGTACTCATGGTGGGCAACAAGACTGTCAGCGATGACGTACCGACTGCATGTACCAACGGGCGTGACGAGACTTATGGTCGAGCATTCGTTGATTCCATGACCGATGCCGAGCTTCGCTTCGTGATACTGCATGAGTGCTATCACAAGATGTACCGGCACCTGATAACGTGGAAACACTTGCACGACAAGAATCACAACACCGCTAACATGGCGTGTGACTACAACATCAACGGCAAGCTGGTCGATGAGAACCGAGAGGATGGCTTCGCCGCTATGCCCCGCGATGAGAACGGCGACCAGATCGGGTTGTACGACGAGCGATTCCGCAAGCCCGATGGGTCATGGATGGATACTGCTGTGATCTTCAAGGCATTGGATGATGGTACGCAGGAACCACCCAAAGGTGGCGGCGGTGGTGCTGAACCAAACGAGCCACAGGGTTTCGATGAGCACGACTGGGAAGGTGCCGATAAGCTGTCAGACGATGAGGTCAAGGAGCTTGAGAAAGAGATCGACGTAGCGATACGTCAGGGCAGCATGATGGCCGCTAAGTCAGGTATTACGGGTGACCGCCGGTTCGATGAGCTTATGCAACCGCAGGTCGATTGGCGTGAGGTACTGCGCGAGTTCATTCAGACAACCTGTACTGGCAACGACTACTCCACATGGAAACGTCCCAACCGCCGATACCTTGGTGCCGGTGTCTATCTGCCCAGCGGTATCAGCGAGAAAGTCGATGAGCTTGTGATTGCTGTTGATACGTCAGGGTCTATACCCGACGCTGATCTGGCTGTGTTCCTGTCAGAAGTTCAGTCGATCTGCACTACGGTCAAGCCCGACAAGGTTCGCTTACTGTACTGGGGTCACGAGGTTGTGGGTGACGAGTCATACGAGTCCCACGAGCTAGACACGCTGGCGCAATCTACCAAACCCAAAGGTGGCGGCGGTACCGATGTTGAGTGCGTGGTCGAGTACATGCAGCAACATCAGATCAAGCCACAAGCAACGATCATCCTCACCGATGGCTACCTGTTCGGTGACTGGGGTACATGGGACTGCCCAACCCTGTGGTGTGTGATCGACAACAAACATGCGACACCCGACAACGGCAAGGTCGTACACATTGATTCAGCGGAGATCCACTAATGACTAATGACGAGCTTCATTGGTTCCTAGACGGGGCCGTAGTCTATGACAAAGAAACAAATCGTGCGTTTCTAAACATGACGCACGATGAATTCGAGCGAAGGCTCAGGGAAGTAATTGATGCAAATTACATTAAACGTGAGGAAGGGGATCACTAATGGTATACGCATACAGTAAAGGGCTGGACTCGTTCTGGCATGTCCAGCGCAGATATAACCAGACCAAACCGTTGGTCAGTAAGTACCACAAGAAGGAGGACGATCTACGTCCTGCTCACAGACGGGATCGTAAGTGGGAACACATTGTTAAGTTATCACCTACCAGCTACGCCTTGTGCGATGCCGGACACGGTGACCCGATATTTACTCGCAACTACGTTGGGCGTGACCAAATACCTATGTCGATTGTAGATACATATAACCTGTCACCTATTGTGTGGGACATTCAACTGCAACCTGATGGCTCATACCTAGAGACGGTCAAGGTACGCAACGGGTCAGGCGACTATGCACACACAAGTCGGTATCAGTTTCTAGCTGAGTTCTTACCTACATCCCTGCGATATGTCGGTAGCGAGAACGGTAGGCAGTACATCTATATACCGAACCCAGACAAGCTACGGCAGGTTAAGTATTACCTGCCCAAGAGTCGGTCGGTCGATGCAACGCAGTGGGACTATTATGTGAACAATAAAAACTCCCAATACTGGGCCGAGCACTTCCAGCGTGAAGATGACCACAAGTATCTGGTGTTTGCTAGGAATGCATACGTGCCAGATGCAGAGCTTATGGAAAAGACTGGTGTACTCCCGAACAACTTACAGCCTTGGAAGCTAATCAGTCCTGAGTTCAAACCGGTCAACCCCAAGTCGCGTGTGGATAAGGAACGTAAGAAACAGCTAAAGCCACACCTTGATGAGTTCTGGCAGTGGGCGTGTTCTGTAGGAAAGATGTTAGTCATTGAGGACTGGCAGTACGTACGCGATGCCAAGGCCACACTGCGACAGCACAATGTACTGAAAGGTGGTGTCTGGTCAGGCCATGACTCGTTTGACGGTGACAAGGTACAAGAGATAATAACTACAAGTGACCATGAGTTACGTGTACCATTGCTTACTGCTTACATGATAAAGTCTGATATGAGATACGCCCGTACACCAGAAGACGCTAGGAAAGTACGCGCACACTTCAACCGATGGGCCAACCGCGCCTGCGGTTTAGTTACAACAACGAAAGGAAAGTAACCATGACTCAATACATACACGAGCCTAACCGCGACCTTGTTGCTAAGGTCAAAGAGATAACGGCTGAACCCCAAGAAATGACTCCACGTACAGACTTGGCTGACTTTCAGCACGCACTCAGCCGAAAGATGCGGGAGGTAAGGTTTACCAAAAATACCGATGACTACACTTCATGCTGGGTTTATTACCCGCATGAGAAGTACGCGAGGGGTATCATCAGTGTGGGCAAAGAATACGCGGTTCATAGCCGTACAATCGAGAACGGTAGGTACAACTCCTCCAGCCGAGAACATCGTATGTTCTGGAGCAAGAACCTCAACACGGCGGTGAAGAAAGCTGCGGCAGCACTATCCGAGTTCGGCGTGGCTGAGATCGCCACGATGAATTCCTATGTGTATTGCTCAAATCGAGACAAGCAGCTACAGGAGGAGAAACATAAACGCCAAGAAGCTGCGGACAAGTTAGGTGTGAGTCATGTGGCTTGCCCTGCATTTCGTTCCTTAGTAGCTATGGTAGAGCAGATCACCGATGGCGAGACTAAACAACTCGTGCAGGACACCTTACTGTACAGCCAAAATGTGGGAGAGCTACAAGGGTCTGGCGAAAGCCCCATGTTCGTTCATGTAGGTCAAGACCGTAGCGGGCGTCAGACAGTCGCGGGTATTCCCCTAAAGCAAGTTAACTTCAGATCTGTACTTTTGGAGGATGACGCTCGGCCTGTACGCTTTACCGAGGGGTCAGAAGAATACAACGAGCTAGTCGGTAAGCTGAGTGTACTGAGCGTGGCGCAGAAAGGTGACTACGTTCATGGCGTCGGTATGCGTGTGGATGAGGATGAGTTCTATGTCAGCTAAATACTTCGATACGCTACGTATGATCGAGGACATAGCCACCACGCTAGGTAATCAAAACAAGTTAACACATAAGGGGCCAATCTACCACGTCAAGGTAGACTCTGACTTAGATACGTGGAAGATCACATGTTTAGGTACAGAATGTGTTGACTCGCCGTACAAACCTATCTATCGTGGCATGGAAACCCTACCTACTGACCTGCGGAAAAAGCTGGTGGTTCTGAATATGTTAGAACCACAACAGTCTGAAGTAGTCGGTGTAGGGTTGCGGACGGGACAGGATAGCTTTTGGGTTTACGGATAACGAGACGCTGATACCAGCGCCCACGGAGAAACAGGATGGCAAAGATAAGCGTAGAGCTTGAAGTTGATGAGCAAACGCTAGAAGAGGCTGTTGCCTCATTACGGTCAGTGGAACGGCTTGCTAGGACAACAGAAGAGATGCTGGACGATTTGCAGTTTCTATCTAAGGCCATATCAGCTAACCAACGTGAGATGAAAAAGCTCACGGCAAGTGTGACTGACTTATTGAAGGAGATACGTAATGGCGATGACGCCGGAGGCGAAGGTTAAGAAAAAGGTAGCGACTACACTAAAGCAGTTAGGTGCTTACTACTTTTACCCCGTGACAGGCGGGTACGGTAAGAGCGGTGTACCGGATATTGTGGGGTGCTACAAAGGTAAGTTCTTTGGTATTGAGTGCAAGGCGGGGAAGGGGAAGACCACCGCGCTACAAGACCTTAACTTACGACAGATTGCGATAGCGGGTGGAATCGCTGCCGTAGTAAACGAGGAGAACATGCACACAGTGGCAGACATCCTCAACGGAAGGGAAGTAGATGAGCGCCAACTGGCGTTTGATTTTTAATTAGGAGACCGAAATGGCGAAACGGAAGTACAACCGCAAAGCGGTAAAGGGGGCGATGGTGACTGAGTATCTCAACGAGAACGGGTATGCCACGCCAGAGGTTCTGGCTGCGGAAGTAGGCGTGAGTGAGAGCTACGCCGGTAAGTGGCTACGCAAATGGAAGCTGGCTAAACGTAACTGGGAAACAAGTTCAAGGGAACAAGCTACACCAGCTAATGCCCGCGTTACCGTAGAAAGAGATGTCGCATCGACTCCACTGGCAATGTTGGTGTCGGGACAAGTGAGCGATGGTAGCACTGCATCCTATTACGAGTTACCTGCTGGGGCTGCGGAGCTACAGGATCTAATCTCATACAAAAACATGAACGCGCAGATCGGTGAGATATTCCGTGCGTGTTACCGCATGGGTGAAGCATCTCACAGTGATGAGTTACGTGATGCCAAGAAGATCCGGTTCTACATCGACGCTGAGATCAAACGTCTAGGGGGTTGAGATGAAGAAGTTTGTCGTAACTTTCTCTGAGACTGTGGAACGTCAGGTGGTTGTGGAAGCCAAAGACGAAGAGATGGCGCAGTACAGGATCATAGATGACCGTGGTACTTGGGGTGATTGGATACGCAAGCCCGTCACTACTGACGTAATCGTCACCCGCGTTGTAGAAAAGGAGGAGGCGTGATGCTGAAGTTAGATAAGCATGTGCCAATACCCAAGAAGGCTAGTGGTAAGAAGCGCAATGAAGAATTCTATAACTTGTTAGAGGTTATGGAGGTTGGTGACAGCATTGCGTTTCCTATTGACTCCACAAGGCGTGGGCCTAGAAACCGTAGGGACATCCTAGTATCTAGGCAGGCTGAAAACTTTAGGGCTATGGCTAGAACACAATTCGGCTACAAAATGACGATGCGATCATCGTCCACTGGGAGCGAAATGCGTGTCTGGAGGGTTAAGTGAGCGATGACCTAGAAGACATTGTGATTGAGAAAGGTGTGCTGTTATTCGATAAGCAGTACAGCCACCAACGCACATACGAAAACACGTTAGACCGTATGAATCTGGGGGACTCGTTTGTTGTGCATGACCCCTACGGGCATAAGGTACGTGCGTTTCGCGTGTCTGCCAAACGTAGGGGTTGGAACATCACGAGCCGCAAGATCAGCAACGGTGGCGAATACCGCATCTGGCTGACAGAAAAGGACGGTAAAACATGGACTTAATAACGCTCGACTTCGAGACGTATTATAGTAAAGACTTCTCTCTGACCAAGATGACAACCGAAGAATACATCCGCGATCCTCGCTTCGAGATCGTAGGTGTAGGGGTGAAGGTAAACAATGGCAACACAGAATGGGCTTCTGGGACGCACGAAGAGCTTAAAGAATACTTTGACGAGTTTGACTGGGCTAACAGTATGGTGCTGGCTCACAACACTATGTTCGATGGCGCTATATTATCTTGGCTATTTGATATTCGCCCTCGGGTTTGGGTTGATACTCTTTGTATTGCCCGTGCTGTACATGGGGTGGAAGTTGGTGGAAGTCTCAAGGCGCTCGCGGAACGATACAACGTAGGTGCCAAAGGTACTGAGATACTCAACGCGCTGGACAAACGCCGCCTAGACTTTACTGATGATGAGTTAGATCGTTACGGCGACTACTGCATCAACGACGTAGAGCTTACCTATAAGCTGTTTAGCATCTTTATGAAGCAGGGGTTCCCCAAGAAAGAACTCAGGATCATTGACTGTACGCTGCGTATGTTCATACATCCTATGTTGGAGCTAGATCAAGACTTACTGGGCCAACATCTTGAGAAGATCAAAGAACATAAAGATAAGTTGTTATGTGATGCTGGCGTGACCGACAAGAAAGAGCTGATGAGTAACGACAAGTTTGCTGATCTGCTGCGCTCCAAAGGTGTTGAACCACCTACCAAGGTCAGCCCCACCACGGAAAAAGAAACCTACGCATTCGCCAAGACTGATGAAGGGTTCAAAGCTCTTGCCGAACACGAGAACCCAGAAGTGCAGGCGCTAGTCGCTGCTAGGTTGGGTAACAAAAGTACGTTGGAAGAGACCCGTACTCAGCGGTTTCTTGACATATCCAATCGCGGAACTCTGCCGGTTCCTGTGCGATACTATGCGGCACACACTGGCAGGTGGGGTGGGGATGACAAGATCAACCTGCAAAACCTACCGAGCCGTGGGCCAAACGGTAAGATGTTAAAGAGAAGTATCATCGCCCCCGAGGACTACATACTCATAGACTGTGACTCGTCGCAGATTGAAGCGCGAGTGTTGGCGTGGTTCGCTGGGCAGGATGATTTGACCGATGCGTTCCGTAAAAAGGAAGACGTGTACGTCAAGATGGCGGCACGGATTTACGAAGTACCTGAAGATCAGATAACGAAGGATCAGCGGTTCGTAGGTAAGACTACGATACTGGGTGCCGGTTATGGCATGGGCGCTGTTAAGTTTCAGGCGCAGTTGAAGTCCTTTGGTACAGACATATCACTTGATGAAGCGCGACGGATTATCAACATCTACCGTGATACAAACTGGAAGATCAGTCATGTGTGGCGAGAAGCTCAGAACATGATCTCGCACATGGCGAACGGTGCTACTTACCAGTTTGGTAAGGATGATGTGGTTGAAGTTATAGGAGACCGGGAATCTATACGTCTACCGTCTAAGCTCCTGATGCGTTATGAGGATCTCAGGGGAGAGTATAACTCACAGGGGACAGAGTATAGTTACAAGACACGCCGAGGCCGAACGCGGATCTACGGTGGGAAGGTGATAGAGAACGTCTGCCAAGCGTTAGCACGTTGTGTAATAGGCGATCAGATGTTACTAATAAACAATAAGTACCGAGCGGTATTGACAGTTCACGACTCAGTTATCGCATGTGTACCTGAGTCTGAAGCGATAGAAGCCCAGCAGTACGTCGAGAAGTGCATGAGGTACGTCCCGACATGGGCTAAGGGGTTACCACTAGAATGTGAGAGTGGTATGGCATACGCATATGGAGACTGTGAGTGAAGATTAAAGTTATTTTTGGGATGGTTCTTTTAGCGTTGGGGGCGTCAGCTTACGCTTACCACACTCACTCGTGGCAGTTAGTCAACGAGTTTGAAGGGGCGCACGGCAAGAAAGTCTGTAACTGGGAATGTTACGGCGGTCACTTCGCTACTACTTCTGGGTATGGTTACTGCGGGAGACCTAGCTTCTGATGAGCATAGCGCCGTGGTCGTTCAGTAAGATCAAGGCATTCCAGCAATGCCCTAAGCAGTTCTACCATGAGAAGGTGCTCAAGCAGTACCCGTTCAAGGAGTCTGAGGCTACGTTGTATGGAACAGCTTTTCACGAAGCTGCGGAAGAATATATCCGTGACGGCGGTGAACTCGACCCACGGTTTAGCTACGCTCAAGGTATGCTCGATGCGCTGAACGCCAAGAAAGGTGAGAAGCTATGCGAGATTAAGATGGGGCTAACCAAAGACTTAGAGGCGTGTAGCTTCTTTGCTGACGATGTTTGGTTCCGAGGTATTGCCGATCTTGTGATCTTGAACCGCGAGGACAACCTTGCATGGGTGATTGACTACAAGACCGGCAAGTCGGCAAGATATGCTGACAAAGGGCAGCTAGAGCTTATGGCTTTGGCTACCTTCAAGCACTACCCCGAGGTGGAGACCGTTCGGGCTGGGCTGTTGTTTGTGGTGAGTAACGACCTGATAAGGGATCGCTACACCATAGAGGAAGAGGAGAAGATGTGGACTAAGTGGCTGAGTAAATACAGCGACATGGAAACAGCTTTTGAGAACGATACGTGGAACCCCAACCCCAGCGGACTATGTAAAGCATGGTGTCCAGTGTTGGAATGTCCACACAACGGAAAGAACTGATGCCGTACAAAAACAAAGCAGACCGCAAGAAGCAGAAGAACCCGCCAGTGGGCAGTAAAGCACACGAAGCGCGGATGGAGAGGCAGCGTGCGCGTCGAGCTATGGACAGAACGAGTCGTGATGCCAACAAAGATGGCAGAGCGGATAAGAGGGAAGGTAGAGACGTAAGCCACAATAAGATGTTAAGTCGTGGTGGCAGTAACAAAGACGGTGTGCGAATAGAAAGCAGGAGTGCTAACCGTAGCCGTAACGGGCAGAGTCCCAAGAAAGCGGGGCATAGACCCCGACGCAGGCAGTGAACAGAGACGATATAAAGTTAGGTATATTGGTCGGCGTAGGTATTGTCGTAGCGATCAATCTACTATCTTTGTTCCTCACTTTGACAATAACAGTTTAGACCAAGGCGAGTATTCCTGCCTGTTTTGCACCGTTCCCGTCCGGTGTGGTCGTATGGCGGGACTTTTTAACCGCGTGTTGTGGACACCCACTTCGCGCTTTTTTGCATGGGAGGGGTAAAACATGAGTAACAAGTTTACAGTAACGGATTTTCAAGCCGAGATAGCGCACACAATGCAGAAGCCGTATCTGCGGGTGAGAGGTGTGGCACTTCCTACAAAACCAGTCCTGAAGAAAATGATAAGCGAGGCCGCGCCTTTTGCGGCTAGGCAGTTGCTGAACAGCGTCACCTATGAAGTATCGGAAGACGTAGTTTTAGACGCGATGACTAAAATTGAGAAAGGCACTCGTAGGCAGATGGTCACTAATTTCTGGGAGGCAAGAATTCCACACGATGAGATGTTTATAGCATGGGAGATGCCCCAGCCCCCCAGTATGGAAGATAGGGGTGAGCAAGTATTCGAGGGTTGGCTAATAACCAAAGTGTATAAACAGCAAACTCTGAGTATAGATATTGATAAGCCGATAGCTCTACCAGACACACATTATCGCTATACGTATTATGTGGGCGAAGTACCCGTAGGTGGGGAGAGAATAACCATCACCCATCTCCCTACCTCTATTGCTAACGCCGGTTACTCTGACGGCGTGCAGGACAAACCGTGGGCGAGTTACGAAGCCGAGTACGATACCCATGTTAAAGATAGGGCAGGGTTAACGGTTTACGAGGTGTTTAAGCGCCTTATTCTTCTCCCTAAGTTTGGGTTTATTGATCCCGCAACGGGCGAAGCTCAAATAGATTATGATGAGTGGGCGCACGATTTAAGCTCTGATGAACGACGTATGCTCTCGCAAGTGACCGGCATACCCACTGCGTTTCCAGAGGGTGATTTTGACCCCCGTCGTGGCGTAGCAATTTTTATGCAGGGCGCTATTGAGGACACTAGTCCTTACGCGGTGGCGATGATTAAGTCTTTTCCGAGGCTCATAGCGTTTATAGCCGCACAAAACTTTAACTGGGTGTTCACAGAACCTGTACCTCGCAGCAAGCACACAAAGAGTATTAATAGTCGAATGCGGCCTCGCAACCGGCACTACAAACTTGAGATCAAGTTACCCAAAGAGAAACAAGTTATAGAGGGTAAACAGACTCCGCGCACCCGCGAGTTCGGTAACGCACTACACGAAGTGAAAGGCCACTGGAGAACACTCAAGGACGGGCGTGAAATATGGATAGACGCGCATAAACGCGGCGATGCGAAGTACGGCATTGTCACCAAAGACTATGTGCTAACGAAAAATAAACAGGGTAACCAATGAAAGTAATAGACAACAAGGCGCTGCTACTGCGGCTACGTGATCCACGGAAAGTCACCGAGGTCATACCAAAGAGTAAGGAGTTATCAGGTAATCGTGTGGTGGTTAACTGGGGCGTAGACGAGACCCACGTACTCAAGAACCTAAATATTAAAGCGCCGTCACCCATCGAAGGTAAGTACAAATGGACGGGCAAGTACAAACCGTTCGAGCACCAGAAGACCACGGCGGGATTCCTGACACTCAACAAACGTGCGTTCTGTTTCAACGAGCAAGGCACGGGTAAGACCGCCAGTGCGATATGGGCAGCGGACTTCCTGATGAGGCAAGGACGTATCAAACGTGCTCTGGTCATCTGCCCTCTATCTATTATGGATTCGGCGTGGCGAGAAGACCTGTTTAGTTTTGCTATGCACCGCAAGGTAGATATAGCACACGGTTCAGCGAAGAAAAGAACCGCTGTGATCGAAAGCGATGCGGAGTTCGTAGTAATAAATTACGACGGTGTAGCAATCGTATCGGATGCCATAGCCAATGGTGGGTTTGACCTAGTGATTGTGGATGAGGCCACACACTACAAAAATGCTCAGACTGATAGGTGGAAGACGCTAAACAGACTACTCAGCCCTGACACATGGCTGTGGATGATGACGGGTACACCTGCCGCACAGAGTCCATTGGATGCGTATGGTCTGGCTAAACTTGTTAACCCGAAAGCTGTACCACGCTTCTTCGGCTCATTCCGCGATCAGGTTATGTACAAAGTGACCAACTTCAAGTGGGTACCCAAGCCCGACGCTACCGACACGGTATTTAACGCACTGCAACCGGCGATCCGGTTTACCAAAGAAGAGTGCCTTGATCTGCCTGACATCGTGTACACCAACCGCGAGGTACCGCTGACACGTCAGCAGGAGAAGTATTACAAAGAACTGAAGAACCGCATGGTTATGGAAGCTGCGGAAGAAACAGTCACGGCAGCTACAGCGGCGGTCAACATGAACAAGCTACTACAAATTAGTTCTGGTGCGGTATACACCGATGACAATGAGGTGGTGGAGTTCGACATCAAGCACCGATACAAGGTGCTACGCGAGGTGATTGACGAGTCCAGTAAGAAAGTCCTGATCTTCGTGCCGTTCAAGCACACAATCCAGCTACTAGCTGACAAGCTACGCAAGGACAAGATACCTACCGAGATTATCAGTGGGGCTGTCAGTGCCACCGAGCGCACGCGCATATTTAAAGAGTTCCAAGAGACAGATACTCCACGAGTGCTGGTCATTCAGCCGCAAGCTGCGGCACACGGCGTTACGCTGACCGCTGCTAATACGATTGTGTGGTGGGGGCCAACCAGTTCAGTGGAAACATATGCACAAGCTAACGCTCGTATCCATAGAGCGGGGCAAGACCATAAGTGCACAGTGGTACAGTTGCAAGGATCTCACATAGAAAAACGTGTGTACGCATTACTAGATAACAAAATAGACACACATACAAAAATTATTGATCTTTACAAAGAAATACTTGATTAAACCATTACCTACCACTATATTTCAGTTCTCGGCAATGGAAGGACGAAGATCATGGCTGATGCAAAAGACGTAGACGGTGTGCCGCTAGGCAAAATGACAGAGGTTTACCTCAAGATTAAGGCTGAACGGGAACGCCTATCTGCGGAATTTAGGGAAGCTGATGACAAGCTAGTCAGTCAGCAAAATAAAATAAAGAGTGCGCTACTGGGCTACTTAAAAGAGAACGACATCAAAAGTGTCAAGACGGATGCTGGTACGTTTTACCGTACGATTAAGCAGAAGTATTGGACTAGCGACTGGGAACACATGCACGAGTTTATTCTTGAGCATGGCGTACCTGAGTTCTTGGATAAGCGCCTGAACCAGAAGAATGTACGGGAGTTCTTGGAAGAGAACCCAGACCTTCTGCCGAAGGGCTTGAACGTAGATGCAGAGTTCGCACTCACAATAAGGAAAGCGTGATGGAGCAATTAGTTCCGATTGAGGATGTCGCAAAGCACTTTGGTGTGTCATTATCCACGACCCGTAAGTGGGTGAGGGATGGCGTAATTCCAGAGAATACGTACATCAAGGTAGGTAAGACGCAGCGATTCGCCTTGGCGAGTATCGCAGAAGCTCTGTTAAAGGGCGGTTCGGACAAGGAAGAAGCAACGGAAGAAGCTGTTGTGGACGACTTTGACCCCACAGCGTTTGACCCTGATGCGGACGTATAGTGCGCCGAATCAGCATACAGGGTAATAGGTTTACTGGGTTAGACCATCAAGCAGACAGCACAGCGATAGACGTGGTTATCGTAAACGCAGCGGCAGTAGCTCGCTCGTATTACAAAGATGCCTACGACCCTAGCGCCAAACGCCTGCCAACATGTTGGTCGAATGATACTCAGAGACCCGCACCTGAAGTGCCGCCAGACCAGAGACAGAGTACGCGGTGTATTGATTGCACCAATAACGTCCGAGGTTCTGGCACTGGAGGGGGTAGGGCTTGTAGGTTTAGTCAGAGACTAGCGATTGTTGAAGAGCAAGCACTAGACACTGTGTACCAACTACAGGTACCTGCCTCATCCATATTTGGTAAGGCCCAAGGTAGAAGCTCTATGCCTCTACAGGCTTACGCCAAATTTTTGAGTGGGCATGGAACGCCCAGTGCAGCAGTGGTGACAAAGATAAGTTTCGATGCGGGTAGCCCTGTACCAAAGCTGTTCTTTTACCCACAAAGACCGTTGGAAGAAGAGGAACTACAGAAAGTTAGATTGATGGTGGATGACGATGACACGTTAGCAGCAATTGCTTACGACATTGTTCCACACAACCGCGAAGGTTCGCCCTTCGCTGCGACTGAAGGGTTCACAATAAATAGCCAAGTTAAGGAGACCAACAATGGCTGAAGCAAATATGTACTACACAATCGAAGGCGTAAAAGCCCTCTATCCAAGACTCGACGCTACCTACAAGTTCGATAACAAAGCGAACGGCGGTAAGGGTGGGTCTGTTAAATGTGATCCACTGGATGACGGTGCGGAATACTCTATGTCTTTCGTGATGTCTGAGAAGGAAGCTAAAGCCTTGTACAAGGCAATGGCAACGGCTTACAAAGCCAAGAAAGAAAAGAGCTGGCCTGACAAATTCCCGCTACCGTTCAAGAAAAATGATGACGGCGACTACATCGGTAAGGCCAAGCTAAAAGGTGCGTACGGCACCGACAAGACCACGCCACCACTGCAAGTGGACGCGCAGAATAACAAGCTGCCAGCGGACTTTCAGTTGACCAGCGGCAGCACCGTGAACCTTGCCTTCACTTTCGTACCGTACTCTATGCGTGATAATGGCGTTAGCCTGCGTCTGAACGGCGTACAGGTGATCGAATACGTGCCTATGGTGTCACGTTCGCCCTTCGGTGTTGTGGAAGGTGGGTTCGTAGCACAACCTGATAATCCGTTTAGTGATACTACTAGCAGTGTCAAGAGCACCGATGTCGCGTTAGATGACGATGACTCTGACGATATATTTGGCGATGAGCCAGATACCTCCGAAGTGGAGGAACCCAAGAAGGTCGTAAAGAAATCTGCCCCCGCACCCAAGGAAGATGACGACGATCTGAGTGCCATTGTTGACGGTTGGGATGACTAACCACTAACAATCACTCCACTATGGCTAGGTTTTGCCGAAAAGGATGCGCCGACATCCCTGCCATAGTGTCTCTCGGCATTGGGTGCAACCATGAATACAAGAGAATTTTTACGGTGGGTACTACCCACAGAAGGTGTGTACGTAGCTCTACAGTACGGTCTAGCGTCAAACGGGGTACGGCAGACATACTTTCACTCGACAGATGAATTAGCAGAAGCCGCCGAATATCACGACAGTGAAGGGTGGGATATGTACTTTGCGATGAGTAACTTCAAGGAAGAAGGTACCCGCAAAGGTGAAGACGCTAAACAGATCAAGTCGTTCTTTTTAGACTTGGATGTTGGCGAAGACAAGGTAGCCAAGAACGAGGGGTTCGCTACACAGGGGGAGGCGCTACGTAGGCTACAAGAATTTATCGTAGCCCTAGAATTACCAAAACCTCTTATCGTTAACTCTGGTCGTGGCATACATGTTTACTGGGTGCTATCTGAACCCGTCGCTGTAGAGCAGTGGAAGGTAGTGGCTGACCAGTTCAAGGCCAAGTGCAAAGAGTTCGGGCTTGAAATAGACCCCGCAGTACCCGCTGATATAGCGCGGGTTCTTCGCATAGTGGGCACGCATAACCACAAACCTGATACCCCTGCGCCAGTAGAAGTCATAGGTAAGACTCCCGATACGGTTAACTTTGACTTCTTTGCCAGTAAGCTGGGGATGGACACGATACCAGTTCCCAAGAAGTATGCGCCTGCGGAGGGGCCAGCAAGCCTACGCGATGCGATCATTCAGAACTATAAACACGAGTTCAGAACCATACTGCTCAAGGCACAGAACGGTAACGGGTGTGAGCAGCTACGCCGCATAATAAAAGGTCAAGCTGAGACGAGCGAGCCTATGTGGAGGGCAGGTCTGTCCATTGCTAAGTTCTGCGAAGACGGCGAGAAAGCCGCTCACAAGATTTCAAACCAACACCCCGAGTACACGCCAGAGCTAACGCTGAAGAAGTTGGATCTCATTAAGGGGCCATACCGTTGCACAACATTCGATGAGAATGAGGGCGGTATCTGTACGGAGTGTCCTCACTGGGGCAAGATCAGCTCACCGATTGTGCTGGGGCGTAAGGTGGCTGAAGCAGAAGCCAATGAAGACGGTACGTATGTCGTTGAGTCAGGTGAGTCAGGTGAGTCGGGTGATTTACTAGAAGGTACGTTACTTCCGGGTTCCGCCAGTCAGGAACTTTCTACACAACACGTTATACCAGTCTATCCGCGCCCATATTTTCGTGGTCAAAACGGCGGGGTCTATGTCAGGAACACAAGCCCAGACGGAGAAGTTGATGAGCATGTCATCTACCACCATGACGTGTATGTGACGCAGCGGTTAGTAGACTCAGAAGAAGGTGAATGCGTAGTTTGTAAGATACATATGCCGCAAGACGGCGTACGTGAGTTTGTAGTGCCTCTTACGGCGATAACCTCACGAGAAGAATTTAGAAAGAAAATGGCAGTACAAGGCGTTGCCATCCCTCAAATAAACGATTTGATGCAATATATGATTACTTGGGTAAACGAATTACAAGCAACCTCTACAGCAGCCACGGCACGTCGCCAGTTCGGCTGGGTAGACGAGAACATGGACGCTTTTGTTCTAGGGGACAAAGAAATACGCGCAGACCGTATTGACCCCAACCCGCCGTCCACACCGACAGCCGCGCTAATCCCGTACCTCAAGCCGAAAGGCTCGTTGGAAGAGTGGAAGAAGATGGCTAATTTTTACAACACGCGGCCTGAGCTGGTGATGCACCAGTACGTTGTATGTACAGCGTTTGGCTCTCCGCTAATGGCCTTCTTGCCTCAGAAGGCTTGCGCGTTACATATACACAGCCCACTTAGTGGGTGCGGTAAGACAGCAGCTATACGGGTAGCGGGTTCGGTGTGGGGTGCTACGAAGGGCATGATGATAACCGCAAAGGATACCGACGCGATAAAATTTAACCGTTCGGAGGTGCTGCACAATCTGCCGTTTTACATAGACGAATTGACCAATGAGGAAGGTAAGCAGCTAAGTGACTTAGCGTATCAAATATCTTCTGGCGAACAGCGTGGGCGTATGGCTGGTGGGGCTAACCTTGAACGTACTCGTGGTGAACCGTGGCACCTCTCTTGTGTAACTACAGGCAATGCCAGTGTCATTGAACGCATTTCAGCGGACAAACAAGCGCCGAAAGCAGAGGCGCAGAGGATAATGGAATGGAGGGCGCAGCGGGTATTTTCCAGTACAAAGGAGAAGGAAGGTACGGATAAATTCGATAGGTCTATCGAAGAAAACTATGGGCACGCTGGGATCATTTACATCCAGTGGGTCATGCAGAACCTAGAAGACGTTAAGAAGCTCGTACTTGGATTCCAGCGTAAGATTGATGAAGCGGCAGGGCTTACATCAGAAAACCGTTTCTGGTCTGCCGGAGCTGCTACCACACTAGCTGGGGCGTACATCGCTAATAAGCTGGAGCTAATCGACTACGACATGAAGGGCTTATTTAAGTGGACTGTTAACCTACTTAAACTAAACCTGCAATCGGTTAACGATATGGGGTCATCAGTAGAACAAACACTTAACGACTACCTGACTGAAAACTATAACAACATACTGGTAATCAAGAGCACGGATGACCTACGTAGTGGTTCCGGTAACGGGCTGGACAGCATCGTCATACCCGATGCGCTGCCGAAAGGTAAGTTAGTGGCGCGGTTCGAGACGGACACGAAGAAGGCGTACTTAGTACCGAGGTTCTTGAAGGCTTGGTGTGCCACACATCAGATTAACTACGGCGCATTTACGAGCGACCTGATTAACAAGTTAGGCGGTAAGCGTGGGTCTATGCGATTAGGTAAAGGCACACACTTAGGGTCGGCTATGCCTGCGTATAGGGTGTTGATAGTTGACTGTAAGACGTTTGATAAGACTAACGAAGATGGAGAAAGTTTAGATGATGACCCTCAAGACGCACGACTTGAACCCTGACGGGGTGCGTATCGTGGTGGACTGGGGTGCTATGGTGGTAGGGAGTTCGATATTCGTGCCGTGCATCGACACAGATAAGGCACTAACGCAGATTAAGCGTATCTGCGTGGACGAAATGGGGTGGGATATACGGGCCAAGGGCGTCCTAGAAGGTCGTTTTTTAGGGGTTCGCGTCTGGAGATTGGTGTGATACGATCCGCCCTGATAAGGTCGTCTGGTCTCCTGCTGATGGGTCTTATCACCTTCCTACCCCCCTTACCGTAAATACCCCTTCTTGCGGTAAGGGGGTTTTTTACATCCCTAAGTTGTCCCATATTGTCAGCGTATCGTCGTACTCGGCGGCGCTTTGTCGCATGTCTCTCATCATTCTTGGGTCGATAGTTACGCCGTAGTGCATCTTTCTTGACGTTTTCATGTGCTGGGCCATAGACCGTTTGATCGTATCTGGCGTAATCCGCACACTGGGGAACTTACGGTTAAACTCGTTCATGTCTTCGCGGATGCCTCGTGCCTTAGAAGTGTCCCCACTTCTTACGGCTGCATAGTACCTACGTAACAACTTAGTACGCTGCCTAGCAGCCGCACCAGATATTTTCTTGAGTTGAGCATTCTGCGCCAGTTGTCTGGTGTATTCTGCTGGGGCAAAGCCTAAGAACTGCATGACAAGTAGAGGCGCGGATATGTCATCTACGATGGTGTCGCCACGTTGGGTTTTAGCACCGTCTTCGTAGAATCGGTAGGTTTTCAAGACATTGCGTAGCGCAGCAGGAGACAGAGCTTCCACGCCCCTCATAAGCTCGCCTTGGTTTATTGCTTTGTCATACCCCCGCTCCATCTGCATTGATACACCGACTACGGGGCCACCAAGGACTTCTATTAGGTCAAATAAGAATGGCTGATCTTTTTCGATGAGTCGGTCTCGGAATACTAGGTCAGACAGACCCATACGACTCGCAACGTCTACACCTAGTACAGCGTTACCCATACCTCCGAAAAGCTCTTCTCCTATCGTCTTACGAACTACAGTATCAAGATCTTCGTCTTCGTCGCCCTTGAACATGTCGTACACCATAGCAGCCACGCCATACATTGGCAGACCTTGTGCACCAGCAACCAACGCCGCACCGCCGAACACACCTGCCATTTGTCTACGGGCTTGTGCTTTTTCCGCTGGTGTGCCTTTGATTGACTCCGCACCTAGCTTGTACAAAAGCTCCATCATCTGCACGCCGTATCGCTTGTACAGAAACGCAACCTTACCTATTCCTTTTTGAGCAAGTCTCGGTGCAGAAGCGGCAGCGGTACCGCCGTTAGTAAGTTCCACCTCATAGACAGCAAACTCAGCGGCTTCGCGGTACTCGGCTTCGCTCAACTTGAGGTTAGCTTTCTCTTCAGCAGACAGAGCCTTGAAATCTGCCTTGGACAAGTTGTTTTTGGCACGCTTCATGGAGTCCACTTTTAGGCGGTACGCCGCAGCAAGAGCTACCTGACGTGTCATACGTTCGCCATGATGGAACATGAACCCGGAGACCGCCCCGATCTTTCCTCGTATGCTGTCAATCTCTTCCATATCCAACGTGTCATACATGATGGATCTGTTTAGCTGACCTGTCTCTTCTGCCACCTTAGCCAGCATCTCAAACTCTTTGACTTCTGGTGGTATACCTTCAGCGTTGTAGTCATAGTTATCTATAGATGGGGCAGAAGGAACCATGACCTGCTCTGTACCATCTGGCCCAACCGCTTCTACTGGAGCTTCACGTTGCTTGATAAACGGCAGGTATTTGATGTTCTCATCGCTCCTACCCGCGTTTTTGAATAGCCTTACCGCTTCACCCATAGCACTGAGCGTATCGCTGTAGCCGAAGTATTCACCGTCGTCGCCCCTAGTGCTGGCTAAGTGCGGCGCTATGACCATAGGTATTTGAGAGAAGTTGACTAGCACGGATGACAGGTTAACACCTAGCGTCATAGCAAAGCCGAACGTAGTCAGGTTCTTGGCCCAGTCTTCTACGTCGGGGTTCTTAGCAAAGGCTATACGTTTCTCGACTTCTGCTAGGTACTGAGCAGCGGCTTGCTTGTCGTTTTCTGATACGTTCGGGTTGTTATTGTACGCCTTGAAGTCTTCGTTAAGTTCTTCTTGAACCTTTTGCAGCTCTGCGCCGAATTCCATACGCACAATCTGCCGTGTTACAGATGCGGTTCGTATTCGCAGTGCCCGCACCATATCGTGATTGGGGTACTTAGCTTCCCGAAGATTTGCGGGGTCACCTATGAAGCCACGGAAGCCTTCGCGTCGTCTAAACGACTGTGCAAACGAGCGTTCTGGCAATGTGTCCAGAAACAGTTTTATGATCTCGTCTTGTACGTTCGGCTTTACGTCGTTTGCACTCAACACGCCAAGCACATTGTTAACAAAAGACCCAGCAGGGGCGTTGCTGTAGTTTACTTTTTCCGTCCCTTCAAACGAGAGCACGTTAGTCAGTTGTATCTCGCCCGCCATAGCATTTAGTTCTTCTATAGCTTCTCGGCGTTCACGTTTGGTTTCAAACGATTCTGTAAAAAACTCTGCTTGCCCTGTCTTCGGATCAGTAGCGTTGTATTGCAGGCGATACTTACCTTCGCGTATAAGGGGGAAGTATGGGTCAATCGTTACGTTTTTGTATAACTTGTTAATCAGTTCGTCGTATACGTTCTTACGTTTCTTTGGGTCTAGGTCTGTAGCTTCCAGACGTATCTTTATTACATTAGCTATCTCGTCGTACAGTTTTTTGTACGTGTTGCGGACAACCTTATAGATTCTCTGCCCGTCTTCCCCCAATGCAGTCCAGTCGCCATCCTTGGCGTGCATGGCATCGTATTCAGCTAACTTGTCAGCGTCTTCCTCGTACGTCTTCCTGTTCTTGGACGGGTCTACGCCGATTAGAGAGCTGTACGGCATGAGCCTGTTGAGTATGTCTACCTTCTCTTTGTTGTTTTTGGCGAAAGCAGAGATCTTGCTAATCGTTGCATCCACAGGACGTTTGAGTTCCTGTAGCCGTCCGCCTTCTTTCAGCACTAGATCCCTGACCTTGCCGATCTTAGGTATGTATTTCTTAGCGACCATTTCTAGGCCGTTGAGACTAAGAATACCCAGCACAAACGATTTAGCTTTTTCCGGTAAAGAAGCGTCAGAAACAACGTCCCGAACCCGTTGTACGCCCTTGGAATCCAGTATGGGTACACTTTTCAGACCACCATTTAAGATCTCAGACGCCATTTTTTCTGGCCTACTGACCAGAGCGGGGTTGTCGTCAACCTTAGAAGAAAATTTAGGTAACGCTCCATACAGCCTACCCGCTGTTCCTATGTCCGCCGTGTCAGGTGCAAGTAAGTTATTCTGCACGCGCAGCAGTTCGTTCAGGGCGGTGTTGTCTTTAGGTGGCAGGTTTAGCAGCTTACGTAGTGCGTTTACGAGGGCTTCCCACAGCGTTATCGTGCCTTTGCCTTCAGTGCCTATATCTCCAGTTCGCGTGTCGTATGGAACAGTGTCCATGAACTCTTGCACTTCTCGGTCTGTAAGTGCCCACGCAAGCATTTCGTCGGGGTTAGCTAGTGTGTTCCTTTCTCTGAAGTAGAATCGTCTCTCTACTGCCAGTAGATCCGTTTCAGGCATTACCCCTGCCTTAACGTCAGTTATACGTTTGTTAAAATAACGTATGACTCCGCTGAACAGATCACGCAGATCGTTAACGTCGTTCTTTAGCTTGGTGCCTTCAGGAAAAGAACGTAGGTTTCCGCTTGCTAGCAAAGGCGCTGTAACTGCATGTATAGCTTCGTGAAGTAATGTTTTATGAGTAAGCCCATTGTGTAGGGCCAAAGGGTCTTTTGTACGCCGTAGAACAACTTTAAGTGGGCCTCGTTCGGGTTCCATATAACCCCGTGTGCCACCCCTTATGCTATTAAAAGATAGTTCTTCTATTTCATATTCAAATTTGTAGCCTGCATCCATCATGCGCTGCATCAGCTTGGATACATTAGTCGCTATTAACCGTTCAAACGGGTTGTTAGCATTACGCGCTACGTTCTTGACGGCATCAATCAGAGTGCCGCCCTTTGTCTCCCTTAATAGCCTGTCAGATTCGGTTGTAACTCCCTGCTCTGTTAACCTACCTGCAACAACGTCTTCATTTATTTCAAAATCCGCGTCACCTACGGCAGAGTAACGTGTACCTTCTACTCTACGTACATTAGGGTCTAAGCCTTCCTGTACCGTAAACTCGTCCCTTGACTGCGATAATGTAGGGGGCTTTTCACCAAATTCTTTTGCCTCTGCCACTCTGTCCGCATGGAACTGGCGTATCTCTTGCGTCCTTACGTTGTCGGGATCGGCTATCGACGTGGCTATCTGTACAGGCTTTGCGGCTGGACGTTCACCCCCTTTTAACACTGCGTTTGCCCGCTGTAGATTTTCTATAGCTTCGGTAAGCTCTGCGGCTTCTGCCTCTGTCTCCGCGTTTATCGCTGCCTGCTCTTCTGTAACTGCCCCTTCTTCAAGCTCTAAACTTGCTTCTCGCGTATCTTCGGTTGGCTTTTGACGCCGCGCAAAGTCTGCTCTAGCCTCGTCCACCAGTTCTACGAACCTAGCTTCTTCTTCTGGAGTTCTGTTATCTTTTTCCAGTAAAACCTTAATTTCGGTAAACTCACGGGTTGGCGTTAGTGTATCTGGCTGTCCATCTGCTCCAGTAGTAAATCGTCCAGTGCCTCCTCTAGCATCTGCCACTGCTCCTCCGACAGATGGGCCAGACTCCACGGTATCCGTACGTTCTGCATCGACTTCCACGCTTGATAGATTAACTGCATCGCCTGTTCCACTTCTTGTTGCGAAAGGTTTTCCTTCGGCACTGGCAGATATATTACGTTGCTGGTCATCTACTACCTCTTGTTCCTTGAATGCCTCTTCCAGATTAGCCTGTATTTCTAGCTTCTTTTTGCTGCGAGTCTCGGCGGCGGCTCTTCTTAGAGAGTCCCGGGTAGCGGAGTCTGTAAGGTCTTTGCCTGTAAGTTCTTTACGTATCTTCGCTGTTTTACCGAATCCTATGTCGTCAAAGAACTTTGCGGTTAGGACGGTTGGGGCGGCGTCGGCCTTTTGTTGAGCTTCATCAACAGCGGCTTCAAACTCTTTCCGCGTCTGCGTGGTTGTCTCAGTCGGCTTACCCTCGCGCTTGATTACGGTTTTAGACACAACGTCGGCGGCAGCTTTTGCTTCGTCATCTACGACAGGAAGTGCGCCTTCCTCTATTGTTTCTTCTGTTGTTTCTTCCGTCGTGGCCTCTACGGCAGGAGGTGCGGGCCTTGCAACGGTATCAGGTTGGGGTTCGCCTCCACGTATGCGGCGTTCTACTTCTGCCTGCCGTTCTGCTGCCTCTGCTTCAACGGCGGTCTCTTCGGCTAGTGTGGCTTCTATTTCGGCGCGTCTGGCGGCAGCGTCTCTTTCTTCTTTAGCCTTCTGCGCGTCTTCTCTAGCAGCAACGTCACCACCAGCTACGGTAGCGGCACCTCGTATAGAACCACCTAACAAGCCACCAGCTATAGCTGCTTCACGGTACTCTGCAATAGCGTCTTCGCTGGTTAAAGGTAGCCCAGCTTGTGCGCGTTCTAGGACTTGCTGCCCCAGTTCTGTAGGTGCTTCTATTATGGCACCAGCCGCAGTCCCTTTAACGCCACGGGTAAATATACCGCCGCCACCTACTGCGCGGTTAGTAAGGCCGAGCTTACCGACGAACAAACGCCCAAGGATGGCGTCAAGCGTGGCTTGTGGGATAGCCGTTAACGCTGCTGCGCCTTCGTCTACTTCAGTTCTTAGCCCTTGATCTATGGCTTCTTTTTGCCGCTCGCGGTTCATACCGTAGAAGAATGGTAAGCTGGCGGCTGCACCGCCTACCAATGCGCCAATGCCCGCACCCACTGGGCCAAGGGCCGCACCAATCTTCGCGCCTGTTGCACCACCAGCAAGGGTTGCCCCCATCTGTGGGGCGCTTTCTGCGGCAATACCACCAAGATAAGATCCGAAGTCTCCGATACCGCCAATATCATCGAATCTGGTTTGGAACCGTGCTTTGCGCTGTGCGTCCGCTTCGTTCTCAAGGGCAACTTCAGCACCGTACTGCTCAAGCCCTGCTAGACCAAACAACTTACCAGTACCTTCAAGGGCAGAGCCTGTGGCTTGCGCCACGATGTCAGTGCCAATGTCTAAGCCCCTAGCAAGCGACCCGCGTTCGAGTTCAGCCAGTTCGATGCGACGTTCTAAGTCTTCTTGGCGTCGGCGCTCTTCTTGCTCAAGTCTTTGCTGACGTTCTGCGGCAACCTGCGCTTCAAAGTCCGTGGCGCTAGCAGACAGTCCAGCGGCACTCAAATCTCTTCGGATAGCAGCGGCTCCGGCTATATCGCCGCGAGCTTCTAACACCTCTATGGCTTTTCTAGCCTGCGCTACTGTCGCCATCTAATTAGCCCCCAGCGCGTGCTATAGCGTCCTGACTTTCAGCGGAAAATGCGACTTGCTCAGAAGGAGTTAATCGCTCCGTCTGCGCTTGTTGCGCTTGATCTAGCTTACGCTGCCGCGCCCGTAAATTATCAGCCATATCATCTATATCGGCTGCTAACGCCGCTACTTCGGAGGCTAGTTGCCCTTCTAGCAGCTCTATCTTACGTGCGTCACCAGAATCTGTTGGGTCTAGCGAGTCAAGCTCTGCGTATCTTGGACTTAGTCTTACGCTCTCCGCGATTTCAGCACGCGATGTTACGAGTTTAGCTAGTGCAGTAGCGATGTCCCCACCTAACGCTCGCGCATTAGTAGCGGTTATTTGTTCTGCTAACAGTCGATTACGTTCCTGTTCACTAAACAACTGGCGCACGTTCCTCTGCTCTTCCATCGTCAAGCGTGCTTTATCCATCACACTTGCTACTTCTGCTTGTTCAGCGTTCTGTAGGAAGCTGCGGGCGTTTTGCTTCTGTGCAATTACATTGGCTTCTGCATCGGCGTACGCTTTCGCAGCATCGGCACCGAAGTTACGGTTTAGCTCTACGGTAGTTGCTTGGATACCCATAATATCTTTATCTAGCTGCCTACGGCGCTCTGTAGCAGCGTCACGCAATTGTTTGTCGCGTATGCCTACACCAGTAATACCACCTCTACCGCCAGCGGTAAGTAAATCTATGAGCCTGTCCCTACGAGACGGAGCAGTTTCGTCGTAAGTTGCTTGTACGCGAGCCTGCATATCCCTGAGCAGCTTTTCGTTGTCGCTCATTTTCGACAGACCTCTTATGCGTTCTATCGCAGCAAGTCCTTTCTTGTCAGGGTCTAATGCTAGCTCTGCTTCCGCTTGGATTCGTTGTTCTTGGCCTAGCTGGTAAGGAGTTACACCGGACATTATGCCGCTACTTTTTACTGCGTCTAACTGCCCTTGTAGGCTAGATTCATACTCTTCTTTTTTACGCCTATTAGCTGCGTCAATGATCCCTGCTGTGCCCCTTCTTTGTTGCTCCGCGTACTGTTCATTTGTTAGTTCGGCTGGGCGGGTAACAGTCGTACCTCGTGTTGGGGCAGTAGCAGATGCTATGCTAGCTAATCCCCCTTGTTCGGGTTCTTCCGCAGGTATTGGCGCTCTTGCCCTTCTACGTACCGTACCTTTTGAAACTGGTTCTTCTTCAATAATTGGCCTACCTAACGGGTCGAAGCCTTGTTCTGCCATCAAGCGTTTGAACTCTCTGCCCTGCTCCATAGCGGAAAGTCCTTTCCCTTGGATGGTGCTTCGTAGGAAATCAGCTAGCGCGTCTGTGCTTAACCCTTCAGGTACTTCTACCGGCCCTTTACCTTCTGACCCATTATCAAATGCAACAATACCGCCACCAGCTAACTTGACTGGCTGTGCTTGGCTCATAACGCCCTGCGCCATTTGCTGTGCGCCAGCTCGTGGCATACCTTGTGGCATCTGGGGACGTTGCCCCATTTGCTGTTGTGGGCCACCTTGAGGCATACCCTGTTGTGCGCGAGCTATGGTGCTTGCTTCACTTAAACCTACACCCATCTCTTTGGCAGCTTGTTGGCGATACTCACCCATAAGACCTTGTTGCATTTGGTCTTTGATAGTTGCGGGGTTACCTTGCGCTTGCATAGCTTGGTTGCGCTTTACTGCATCAAGATCTTTCTTGAGCTGCTGCATGGCAATCAAATCGACCAGTTCTTTGGTGACATTGGCACGTTTCTGAAGCCCTTGCATGTTACCTACATAGGCGTCTTTTGTACGTTCAATCTGACTAATGGGATTGTTCAACATAATTAAGTACCGCTCTAAGCAGTTTACGATTGTAGTAGTGCGAGAAGCCCTGCTAAACCACCAGATAGTTCTTGAAACCCTCCGGGTTCAACAAACTGACGAGATGTGGCAGTGATTGGTAAGCCTTGCAGCATAGACTGCATAAACTGTAACTGTTCGTACGGGTATTGTTGTTCTTGCTGGTACTGCAAATAATCGGCTGTAATACCTTCTTGCTCAATACCCCGTTGAGTGGCCCCAGCAGTGCTCATATCACGCAGTGCGCTTAAACCGTATCGACGGTCTGCTTCTTCTGCTGCGATTCTGCGGCGTTCTTCTTCGTTGAACTGTTCACGTTCTCGCTCTTGGCGTTGTATCTCTCGTCGGGCTTCTTCGTTTGCCTGTAATCTACGGCGTTCATCGAACTCGGAGAGTCGCCCAGCTTCTATATTGAACTGCCCACGACGAGCATCTTCCGCTTGTCTTCGCGCTTCTTCTTCTCTATTAAACTGGTCTACGCCGACTTCAGCGATACGCTGGCGCATACGTTCTTCTTCATTGAACTGCGCCATGAGCGCATCGCGGTTAGCCATTGCACGTTGCTGCTCGGTATTGAACTGCTGTTGTGCTTGCCCAAAAGCCTCGGAGTAACCCCTGCCGGTAATATCGGCAAGTTGTTGACTTAAATTACGACCACCCTCTGCTTCCATAATTGCTTGGCGTGAGCCGCCAAAAGCACCGGCACGGGTCAACCTTCCCGCATCAGCTACACGGCTAATGTCCGCTTGGCGGCGTGCCTCACGTAGTTGTGGATCTAATGCAGCTTGCAGGTAGGGGTTCATGTACTGCTGTGCAGTGCTCGCTGTAAATGATGTAGGGTCGTATGTGTTTTGGAACGCACCTTGCTGCATATCAGACAGATCATAAGAACCGGGTGTATACCCTGCTTCGTAACCTTGCCCTGCGGCACTACCAAAACCAAACGTACCACCAGCGGTCATGTCACCATCGAAAGAAGCTATGCCAGTTTGCTGGCTGGGATCTAATCCTGCATAGCCCGCGAAAGCCTGTGTTTGTAGATCGCTAGCGCCAGCAGTAAGTGGGCCACCGTAGGCTTGATAAGGTGTATCAGCAAGTGCTTGTGCTTTACCAAGCATTTCGGTGACATATGGGCCAGCAAACTCGGACAATCCCTGCGTACTGCCGGATGATTGCCCTACAGGGCTATTGGGGTCTACTACTGGATCAGTCATGGTCTACGACATCCTCTTAGATAACATCGCAAGCACTTGATCTGCGTCGATGTTTTTCTGTTGTTTCGGCGTGCCAGTGGCTTTCTTACGTACTGTGGACATAAAATCATCCAGTGCTGCGGCACCTGCATCAGAATTACCGTTGCCTAGTATAGCGACTAAATCGGCAGGCAGCACATACTCACCGTGGCTCAAACGTGCTTCTTGTACACCATCTATATCACCGGGAACTAGGTCTGCTTGCCCGTCCGAATCACCTTGTAGATAGCCGCCATCTTCTAGCACGCGACCACCATTGGCAAACCCACTTGCTTGTGCTTTAGCTTTAGCACGAGCTTCTTCTACAGTCATAGGTTCTTGGCCTTCAGGCTTCTTGGCGTATATGGTGTCAGAGAAATAACGTCTACCACTACTGCCGGGGCGACGGTCTGTATCGTCTCTACCTGTAACTTGTTCTCGTATAGCGGTGTACTCAGGTATTTTACCTTGGTACCCCACAGGTGCTATATCAGGCTTAAACACACCACGGTCTTTGAGGAAACTGGTTAGAGCTAATGGGCCTAATAGCTCAAGTAACCCACCAGCACCACCAGACCCTTTTCTTTCTGGGAAGAACTGACTTAGAGCACCACCTACCCTGTCCATAAATGTAGGGTTGTAGTCGTTTTCTTTTGCACCCGCAAGAAAGTCGAGTATGTCAGCATTAGATCTCTCGTCTTCACCGAAGCCAAAAAGCTCCAACAAATCGTCTTCTTCAGAAGAGCTAGAAGTTCGTAACAAATCATCTAAGTCAAACCCATACAGGGGGTCATCGTCTGTGCCGTAGTTATCGAAAATGCTGTAGTCAAATCCAGCATCGGCTGGGCCAGACATAGAGGGGCCGGATGTTCTTAATAGATCGTCCAACATACCAAAATCTAAACTCATCACTTGCCTCCAACTATACGTAGCAGCTCGTCAAGATTACCATAAGAACTTCTGACTACACCACCATTTGCCATACCACTACCCGTGATGCTGGCTAAGTAAGCGGTTACAGGGTCTACTTCTCTTCCTCGCTGTTCGCCAAGGTCAAACAGTTCGGCCCCACGTTCTTCGATTATGCCGGGGGTATAGGCATATGAGGGCATGGTTACGGGCGTAGATGTGGGCGTAGATGTGGGCAGCCCAACATCGACATCAGGTAGGTCAACATCGACATCAGGTAGGTCAACATCGACATCAGGTAGGTCAACATCGACATCAGGTATAGATTCTACAACCTCTTCTACTATGTCCTTTACTGGTTCTATGATTACATCATCTACAGTACGACCTGCTTCTTTGATTGCGTCTTCTACAGCAGGTGCAGCATCAATTATCGGATCTACTATCGGCTTAACAACGTCCTCTATTGCTGAACCTGTAGCCCTTGCTGCATCTTCTATAAGCGGTGCTTTATCTACTACTGCGCCTGCTACGTCTTCGATTACGTCCACCACAGGCTCTGCCACATCACCTAGTACCTCAACGGTACCTTCTACAAAACCCTTAACAGGTTGTAAAAGCGCATCGTCAATCCCACTACCAGCTTCCTTGATTGCATCGCCTATCATTTTGATGAACTCGGGTGTTTTTACGTTGCTAGGCGCTAATGCACCACCTTCCATGATGTATTCACCAAAGCCTCTGGCTATAGCATCGCCAAAATCGGTACCCTTTGTTAGCTCAAGCTGAGTTTTAACAAGTCCTGCAACGGCATCATCTTGATTGATGTTATACCCATCTAAAAACTCCTCATCTAAACCAACTTTGTCCATCGCTGTCTTGGTAAATTTAGGGCCGAACGCAGCAACCGCAGCACCTGCTAAGTCCCCATCTATAGCAGCGTCTACAAACTTAGCTCCTTGCACTACCTTACCAAACGTATCGGCAGTTTTTGCGGCAGCATTTGCGGCTTCTATTAGTGCCGGACTTGCACCCCCACCACCAGCTTCAAGCACGGCAGTAGCTAAACTGGCTTTACTTGCTTCTGCCGCCGCATTAAGTCCTTTAGCGAATCCCCCTACACCACCAAGAGCAAAGGATTTTAAGATGTCGTTAGTGTCTCCGCCTGTAGCTGCGGTAATACCGGCTGATGTTGTGCCATAAGCCAATGCAGAGCCAGCCGCAGACGTACCACCACCAAATGCAGCCGTACCAGCCAGTGCTCCACCACCAACAAGAGATAAACCCACGATAGCAGCTACTTTGAGCGCGTCTTTAACAGAGCTGTCTTTGACTTCTTTGGTGCGTATTTCACCGAAAGTCATAGGGTCATACAGGTAAGTAGATCCGTCTTTTGTCTGACGTACTGGCTGCACACCGTACTTGGCGTACATAGACTGGATCATGGGGTCGCGTTTGTACGCTTCTAGCAATGCGTCTTGATAATCTAACCCTTCAGTGGCTTGTAGGTAGGGTATAGTCTCTGCCAGCACAGGCTTGATAAGTGACTGAAATTCGGAAATCTGTTCTTGTGAAGCGTTTGTATGCTCTTCGTAGTTACCGCCAAAGTTCTTAATATCTGGTGCCGCACCGCTAGGTGCAACATCAAACCCGTAATAGCTGCTTAATGCTGCCGCAGTATCTGCACCGCCCGTATTAGCGATAGAGGCATAAGCAGATCGAATCACATCCTTGTCTGCACCAACGCCGCTCTTTAAGCCTTTCAAATACTCGGGGGCACCTACCTCAGATATATATTCGTCAGGAGTAAATGCAAACACATCACCACGTTTGCCCGACAAATACTGATCTCCTCGGGCTTTGCCATCGGGTCTAGCCTCCTTCTGCTCTGGCTCTTTAGACTTTAACGGCTCTAATACACTACCCTTGAACGCCATATCGTAGAAATCATCTACTTCATCTACATCGTCTATAATGTCATACACATTCCTGCTAGCAGCACCTAGTAGCGTGTCTTTGTACGACTGAATGGCACTCTTAGGTGTTGTTGGCCCTCTTAGCTGTTCAGCCAACTCCGGCGCATATGTTGATATTTTGCGTAGCTGTTCTGGAGTCATGTTCTTAGTCATGGCTCGCATGTTTTTTAGGGCGTCGGCAGCTATCACTGGGTCTGCCGTAGAGGGGGCAGGGATAGGTGTTACGGGTGTTACAGGCGTTGGTTCGGGTATGAACTCCCCCATACCTACAGGCTGACCCACTCTATTTGGAGGTGTTACAGGCGTTGGTTTAGGTGCAACCCGTTTCTTTGCGGCTTCTTCTGCGGCTTTACGTTCTGCTTCCTGTCTAGCTTTTCTAGCAGCCGCTTCCGCTTGAGCTGCTTTACGCGCTGCTGCATCTGCCGCTGCTTTTTCCGCTGCCTTACGTTGAGCTTCCTGCCTAGCCAAAGCATCTCTTCTAGCAGCCACTGCCTCTTCTTCAAATCGACTAGACGTTTTGGGCGTTGTGAAGCCGAAGGCAGGGGGTACAGGCGTAGGCTTAGGAGTGGATACCTTAGTAACACTTGGGCGACCTACGTGATCGTACTTTATAGGAGTCACAATAGGTGATGCAGGGGGTGGTGTTGTAGGTATGGGCGCTACAACAGAAGTAGGAGGGCCATAGCCTTGTATACCAGAGGCTTTTAGACGTGCTTGTATTTCTTCTTCGGAAGGCAGGGTGAAGTTGCTAAATGCCCCCAGACCCATACCACCAAAACCACCAAAACTACCTATCATCGCTGCACCTAGTTAGTTATCAAAACGCCTTGGAATGACGCGCCGATTTGGTTGTTGGTATTACTGGTTACAGCACGGCACTCTATATCCGTCTTTTCTGGTATAGCCAGAGGAAACTCAAAATCTATGATTAGCTCATTACTCTGCAATACATTGATGAACTTAGTCCTAAATACATTCGACCCAAAGTCTCTGGTACTAAGTTTAACGGTAGCGTAGTTATTAGCCTGCGATATAGCAGCGGTAAATATAAGGTCATCTAGGTATAACGTATGAGAAGCGGGTACGGTATAAACCGCCATCTGCGTCTGGTTACCGTCGGTGATGCTCGCATAAACAGTGCCTGTAGGTACACCAGAAGACACTCCAGTAGCTGCGATATAGACAGTACCCGCAGCAGTGCCCCCTGACCCCGCAGTAGCAACGAAAGCGCGATTAATGCGTATCCATCCTGACGCATCGCCAATCTGCACCTGTGTCTGCCCATTCATGTTTACAGTAACGCTTTGAGCGACGTAATTTTCGTCTAAACCCTCTACAGTAACGGTTTGTGCGCCTGTACCAGCGTTAGTATCTGCGGTGCTAGAGCTACTAATAAACGCCGTAAACGCTGCGGCAGGCCATACTACATCACCTCCCTGCGACCATATTGTTTCTTCAGTACCATTTATATCTGGGTTGTACCCAAACTTATACAAAGAAGAAGCCCCCACAACTTGTCCTTTAGATACTTGTAACTCATACGGTTCTTGAACTGCCATAGCGTTTCTCAGTGCTTGGTCTAACTGGTTAAAGTATATACGCAGTACGTTGTTAAACTGCTCAAACGCCTGTTGATCGTACCCTTGTGGGGGCGTCGGTAGTCTGGGGGCTACAAAATCTATATCGACAGTCATTACCGCCTACCATCGGGACGTATATCTATACGGGGTGTACCTAACTGCCAAGTCACGCCCACATCACCAGACTGCACCTTTATAGATAACTGCCTACCGCGCACACGAGTATTTATTTGTGACGTGTATACCTCAATCGGCACAGAGGCGGAACGAGTTACAGCGCCGGTACTACTCCCACCTTCTGACAACGGGTTATTGTACCCAGAACCAGATGACTGTAGAGGTAGTAACTCCATAGTAGCGTTAGGGCTATCTGCTGTAGACCCGTCGAAGGTTATATCCGGCAGCACTCGGCGTATGAATGAAAACCTATCTCCATCGTCAATATCGAATTCGGCGGACGTTATATACGCATTTATAGCTTCATTAGCCCCAGCCTCATTACTGTCTACACCTTGCTCGTGGTTAACCAACCTGTTCGTGTAAGTAGCAGCCATAGGGTGTTCACGCAATCCCGAATCGAGCCACGCACTACGCCCCATAGTGCCGAAATACCAAATATCTTGTTCGTGATTGTAAACCACATACTTATCTACAGCCGTAGAATTAGCGGAGCAGTAGAACCACCAGATCTCACCAAAACCTTCGTTTGTTGCAGCGAAAGCCTGCTGTGACTGCTCAAAGTTAAAATCATTGAACACATGCCGTTTTAGATCACATCGCAGTACGCTAACGCCACCATCGTAACGGTAGAAGGAATCTCTACCCATCCAATAAGAGACGCCATCAGAATATGCTACCGCACGGGTAGACGCTATTGAGATATTAGAGCCGAGTAACTGCGTACCCCAAACTATCGTGCCCCCAACATACTGTAATGCGTATAGGGCGGAATCAGTCCATACCAGTATTTCTTGGCGCGATTGTATAGCTGTTACGATCCCAGACCCATTAGACAGCCGTATATCACCAGCTTGATTAGTTGCAGCGGGTGTCCAGTTTAGCGCGTCTTCTTGGTCTGACCACCGAATTAGCATCGGATCTAAAGCGGTTGTACCTAACGTGTTAGTACCAAAACAGAACACAAATCGGCTCACGTCAGATACTAGGATAAAATTTTGTATAACGGGGACATTGGACGCCCCAAGTCTAGTGGAAAGATCTACCGCAGGGGTTGTCAATGCGTCAGTAGGAGACGCATCCCAGAAATATACTCTGCCCCCACGAGGGCCAAAAATTAAATCTTCGCCAAAGTTAGATTGGCTCCAGAGGCGTAAGCTATCACTAGAAATAGCTCCGTTACCCCAAGTACCTGCATTCCAAGCACCGGCACCCCAACCTACTAATGGCACAGCGAACTCCGGGCCAACATTTATTTGGTATATTGCCGTTACAGAGCCGCCACCAGTAGCGGATGATGAAGCTGCGGAAGATGCTTCGATAGTGTAGGTATTACCAGTAGAGTAGGTTATTTGGAACTCACCATTTAACGTAAGTCCTCCTACAGCAGAGGCACCGCTAAACGTAACAAAATCGCCGTTTATATACCCACCAGCCGCATCAGTCACAGTTACCGTGGTAGAGCCACTTACAGTGGTGAACGGATCTGTAAGCGATACGCCAGATGGAGTGCGTTCAGGTGTTACGTCGAAGTACGCCCCACCTTTTTCAACGTAAAACTTTAGATTGGTACCTACACCTAACAGGTTCTGGTTGTTTAACGTAACCCAACCAAATAACGATCTACAAACGCCAAGAAAGGTGTTGAGGGATATAACCTGCCAACCGCCAATTTTTTCCGGTAAACCTCCGCGAAATCTGACTTTATCGCAGTCATACCAACCCTCTTCAGCCGCATAACGAGTAGTTTCACGGTTGACTCCGGGACGGAATAGCAACTTACGCAGCGGCATTATCTATACTCACCTGTACGGATCATTTCAGTTACCTCTACGGCACGGTTACCGACTTGTTTGGCCCAACGGCTGTCCATAAACTCATCAGCGGCGATGTCAAACTGCTCACGAGACATAGCTTCCAGAGCGTTAACAAACCCACGCAGCCGCGTAATACCTAGATTGAAACACATATCGACCATCGCGTCTCGTCTAGCTTGGTTTAGCCCACCGTACCAATAATACGCATCCTGCAACTCTTGGTGGCAACGCTCTAAGTCGTTACTTAATAAGTAATCAATCTCATCCGGCGACAAACCCAGCCCAGACTCGGATATATTTCGGCCTACGCCTATGGTTTCAAAGCCCTGAGTACATTTGTAAACATGGGATTTGACGCCTTCATGGCGCTTAACCATTTCAATTAGCTCGCCCATTACTTCTCCCGTGCGACAGAGTTAACCTTTTCGTAGGAGCGCATAGCGCCCAAGCCCAACATCCCCATCATAACGGGCACAAGCAGCGTTGTATCTACTTCTGGCACTGCGAACCAAATACCAAGGATGTTGGCAATTATGGTGTTGTACAGCAGGCCAAGAGCGCATATCCAGCCGATGCAAGGTCTCCACCCAGCAACAAATAACGACTTATGTGCAGCTTCCATTTTGTTGATTTCAAGCTGGCCCTTTAGCGCCTCGTGAGCGTGTTTCTCGGACATCGTGGCAATCTCATGAGCCAAGGCGTTCTTTTGATCCTTGTCCTCTATGAACTTGTCCAACAGCCCTGTAACTGGCCCTACTAACGATGCGACGATACTCATAATATATTATTTCCTAATCACGCTGTTAACCACGCCAGCAGAACAGCCAAAGTCAAGGGAAGAAGGATAATCAGAACCGCTAGAACCGCCCCTATCTCTCTGACATCTTTCCAAAACTTCTTCTTGGCAGCAGCCTTTCTTGCTAGCTCGGTTTGTTTAGCTTTTCGAGCTTCAGCCATAGCGGTCATCGCTTCTTGGTACAGATCCCCGTTCCCGGAGACGGTGAACATGTCCTTGATCTCACGCATGGTCTCTTGGATCTGTTTCTTTGCTAAAGCGGCTTTTACAGCATCAGCTTCTGATAGCTTACCCTCATTCTGGGCACGTTGAAGCTCAACTTCGGCACCGCCGAGAGTCGATAAGAAACTGGAAATACTGGAGATGTCGTTGGTGGTCTCAGCGACCTGTTTTATCGCACTGGTAGCAGCGTTTACGCCAGCCACGATAGCCGCGATTTCACCAATCATGGTTAGGCCATAAACTGCGGTAAAGCTACTGCAACAACCACCGTGACATATACGCCCCAAATCATTAGCTCAAGGCGATCAAACCGCTTACTCCCGTCTTGGAGGCGCTGCTCAATGCCTTGGTAGCGTATAGCGCACTCTTTCTCATGCGCTTCAATCTTTGCTATAGCTTTTTCAGTGGGTGTCACTTGTCTTTAGCCTTACCTATGTTGATGGCAAGCAAATCAATGAAGCTATACAGCTTTGCGATCCACTCATCATCTTTGGGTGTCGGGGTGCTTGCAGCAATCAACGATGCGATAGTGACAATCGTTGTAACCGTATTGATTATTGTAAGTAAATCCATGACTACTTAGCTCCTTTCTTCTTAGACTGAGATATCTACCCTTTGTGTTGGAGCAAGTGCTGTAGCCTCAATCTTGTTACCTTTCTGGGTATACAAGGTAGGCATTACTGTCTCCACCATCTCTTTCACGGGTTCGCCTTCTGCGCCTGTACGCAGACGCTCTTGCTTTTCAACAGCGATCTGCTTCCAACTTACTTGAGCAGATCCGGTTACCGAACCCACGTCCATAGTCTACTGCACCACTTCCGCTTCTGGCTCTTCGTCTTCAGCAGGTTTCACTGCATTGACGATAGCTTCGCCGTAAGCATTCAACACAACCTGACGCTCGTTAATCTGCATTTGCAGACGTGCGATTTCTTGGCGAATCTCAGCGACACGGGCAACGTGCATCTGGGTTTCAACAGTCAACTCAGACACGTTATGTTCTTCGTCGTTAATGACGATTGTTTGCTCTTCACTCATTACCAAGGCACTCCATCAGCGGTTGTTGGCGTGATTTGCCCGTCGATGTTTGCTTGCAAAGACGTTTGAATAGCATCTTTGTCAACGCCGCCAGCCCAGCACCAACCAAGCACATCTGCCTCGGTTAAATCGGCGTATGGGATATAGTCGGAAGCCGAAGGATCAGGCGTAAAGCCTTCTGTGCCGTAGCTTGTCGCGGTGTAAGTCACGGCATCATCACCAGAGCCTTGTGTCTGCGAGGCATTGCAACGCCAGTGAGCGACGATCACAGCGCCGTTCATGTTTTCGGGAAGTAGATCACGTTCAAGGGTCGATATGACCCATTCAAAGGTTGCGGACATTAGTCGTTCTCCAGTTGTTGTACGCGAGCGCGTAGTGATTGAATTTCTTTAACAAGCATTGGTACTAACTTTGAGTAGTCTACGCCCATCATTTCATCTGAGTCAGAGTCTCCAGTGACTGCTTCAGGTGCAACAGTCTGTAGCTCTTGAGCAACCATGCCGTACTTCTGGTGTGACCCGTCAACTTTCCAGTCAAATGATCTGACTTGGATAGCGTCAATGTCATCAGAAGCAGACGGTGCGTCTACGATGTTTTCTTTGAGACGTTGGTCTGATGATGTGTTAAATGCTGTAGAGGAAGCGTTGACAGTGATACTTCCTACAGGGCTGCTCGTGCCTCCGGTGGGGCTATAGTATTGCTGACACGCCTGTCCATCAGAGTTAACCCTTATTTTCACATTACCAATTTGCTGGAAAAGAAACCCATCTGAGTTTGGCGCATCTCCAGTTTGACCTGTGCAACCTATGAGCAGTTGACCTGACGAGTCAATACGCATACGCTCTGTGTTATCAATGTCAACGCTGAAGTAGCTCGTGCCTTCTGCTTGATTAGGGTCAATGTCAATGGTGACGTTGCCATTCTCACCGCCAATGTTTGCAACACGAGTTGTAGCGTTACTGTCTATTAGCTGAATGATTGGCGTTGCATTTTGAATCACCAGAGGGTGGGACATTGAAGTCACGCCAATACCTACCTTACCTGTTTGGTCGATACGCATTACTTCATCACTTGAGTCAACGTCTGATTGGTCGCCAGTGTTTTCTTGACAGAAAATGATAGCACCACGGTCATAGTCATCAGTCCTTTTGAAGCCTATAGCAGACTTTGCAAAATTACCGGACTCTGTGCCTATCTTGATTAGTGAAGCACCACCATTGGCAAAGTTGCCCTGATGTAGCGTGAGTACAGTGCTGTCACCACCAGAAGAAGTTGCTCCTTGGATTCTAACTTTTCCAGTGTTAGTGTCAGAAGAAGTCCCCACCAGCAAGTTGCCATCAGCCGTTAGACGAGCCTTCTCTCCCAGCGCCCCGCTTGTTCCACTTGCTTTAAACAGAAACGCTAAGTCTGATGTAAAATCTCCATTATCAACGGTCTTTAACTGGGTTTGAATTTGTTGAGAGTGACTGATTGCTTTGAAGTTCAAGAAGTTGCTGGTAGCACCCCCTGATGAAGCGATTGAGATTTCAGGATTTGATGCTGCCTCTACCTCCAATAAAGCCGTTGGGGTATCGCCACCTGTACCAATGCCGACCTTGCCTGACGAATCAACACGCATACGCTCTGCACTTTCAGTGAAGAAACGTATAGGTCTCGTCGTGCCAGTGCCACTTGTGTTACCAATTTGCAAGCCTTGGTCTTCTTTTATGAAGGTGCCATCGTCACGAATGCGTAGCTCGCCTGCCGCTTTAACGGTAGCGTTGCCTGATGAATCAATATTGAAACGTTCTGTGCCGCCAGTTGTAACAGAGAGCGAGTTAGCCGCAGGCCAAAAAATACCTGTATCTACATCGCCTTTTTCACAAAGGCCCGGAGTAGAAGCATTGCGACCGTCAATAGCAACACCACCGTTTACGTTTAATACATTCGTGCCATAGGCGCTTGTAGTGCCAATATTAACATCGCCTGACGAGTCGATACGCATACGCTCACCGGCATTTGTGTGAAAAGTCAGAGTTTGAAAAGTTGTTTCAGAGCCATTTGACCCAATTTTTAATTGTGTTCCAGTAGTTGTATTACTACCTAATGCCATGCTTCCGTTGAAGAAAACGCCATAGTCGTTATTCGCTCCACCACTTACGACGTTTACGCCGTGGTCGCCAGCTACACTTCCTGTTCCAACATTTATACGACTTGCTCCAGAGGCGGCTTGTACGTCTAACGCTACAGACGGGCTGGTCGCACCAATACCGACCCTGCCTGACGAGTCCACCACCATACGATAACTGTCCGCTGTATCGTCATAGATGATAAAGGAAGTGCTATTGATGCCTATTGAATAGTCTTGGCTTTCAGAGTTGCTGAAACGCATAAGACCATTATTGCTTGGGCCTTCAACTTTTAACTGTCTTCCACCGTCGCCAGAACCGTTTATGTTTAATTGAAAATTTCCGGGGCTGGTAGTACCAATACCGACGCCGGTTTCGGTAAACTTAGCTATTATGCTCGGCGCATTACCGACTTTAATATCAAGCTCTGGAGCTGAAGCGCCATAACCGCCTGAGATCGTTGCATACTTAGTATTTGCGGCATGAAAATCTAAATCTGCTTTCGTGTTGGCACCAGAACCATCGTTTTGCAAAGACGCGACAGAAACATTAGCACCACTTGATGTTTTTTCGACAGTCAAACCATCAGCCGTCACAGTGCCCGTTACGTCGATGCCTGCATTAAATGTAGCTGCGCCTGCTTCTGACATATCAAAACTAAGGGCGGTGATTTCTGACCCGTTATCGTTTCCTTTGAATAGAAGGTCTTGGTTCGAGATCGCAGACTTAATTACAAAATTGTTAGAGGTCTGCGTAAACTCACCAATGGTTGTTCCATTGTCCTTGAATCGTATATCCCCGCCATTTGCATCAAGGTTGATATCACCTTCTGCATCAACGATAAAATCGTCGGCTGATGAAACTGTTAAAGAACCAGAGCTAAGGGCAATTGTAGTTCCATCAATATTGATGTTGTCGATGTCTATACCAGCGTCTGCGGTAATCTTCCCTGCGGACACAGTAGTGCCTGAAATATCTACATTGCCGTTAATATCGACAGTCGTGGCGGCAATCTGAACTTCAGTGTCAGCAACGATATCAAGCTGTCCGTCTGCACTTGAATTTATATAGATCGCAGAATCGCGGAACTGAATCTTTTGATTGGTAGTGGTCGTATTTCCCGCAGTCAAAACTTCCGCCAGCGTATCCGTCACACCGGGATCAACCCCAGCCATAGCGTCAACTACCGCAGCGCCAGAGCCTGCGCCATCCAAATAAACAATCGCAGTTTTGCCCGTCGCAATCGTTACATTCGCGCCAGAGCCTTGGCTGATCGCAATAGACTGCGAACCAGAGGTTGCGTTCTCGATGAACATAACGCGAGAAACAGTGTTAGGTGCGATGGTCAGCGTTCTAGTAGCTGTCAAGTTGCCTGCGGAGGTAACCTTGAAATACATAGCGCGAGCAGGATCAGAAACACCGTCAGCAACAGTAGTAGTAGCGTCTGCATCCGAACCAAAAGACTGTTCAGTCGCGTATCCAAGGGCTTCACCAATCAATTCTAGGTTGGTGTTTGTGCTTGTGCCCCACGTTCCTGACTCATCGCCTGTTGAAATTTCTTTTAATCTAAGATCGTTAACGTAAGTTGCCATCTCTAAGCTACCTCATCCCAGTTAGGGGTTTGACTATCTGACACTTCAACCCATCCGGGGGTCTGACTGTCGTTTATACTACTCCAATTTGGCGTTTGTGAGTCATCTACAATACCCCAAATATTAAAATACCCTATTTCGCCCGTTGCCGAAACTCCTGTCGGTACAACGGTTACGCCTCCAATGAAGGTTACATTACCAACTTCACCTGTAGCTGAAACCCCTGTTGGAGAAGCTGTTGTACCAAACGCGACAGTGACTGAGCCAGCAGCACCTGTGCCAGCAACTCCTGTTACGGGAACAACTATTCCTTGTTCTACCGAAACAGTTCCGACTTCCCCAGTGCCAGCAACGCCGGTAGCACTAACATTGGCTACACCAATTACAGTGACAGAACCTACTGCGCCAGTACCTACAACTCCGGTGACTACTGCATCTGGGTCAACATCGACAACCCCAACAGCCCCAGTACCCGAAACTCCCGTTGGAGATGCAGTTATATCGAAAGATACGGTTATATCACCGACTTCACCCGTTCCTTGAACACCCGTGACAGCCGCATTAGCTGCTGCGGCAACGGTAGCTGTGCCCACCTCTCCAGCGCCTGAGACGCCCGTAACAGAAACTGTTGTGTTGCCTGCCGTTTCAACCGTAACCGTTCCGACAGACGAAGTACCAGCAACGCCCGTGACAGGTACATTCGCGTCTGCATCAAAAGTGACCGTCCCAATGGCCCCAGTAGCAGCAACACCTGTGACAGATACATCTGCATTTGCACTTGCTGTAACCGTTCCAACATCAGCCGTGCCTTCAACGCCAGTGACTGAAACATTGGCATCTGTACTAACAGTGACCGAACCTACTGCGCCAGTACCTACAACTCCGGTGACTACTGCATCGGGATCAACGTCAACAGTGCCAATCGCACCTGTTCCGTCTACACCTGTAACAGAAACATCAACCCCAGAGCCTTCAACAACAGTAACTGAGCCAACAGCACCAGTGCCTGTAACACCTGTAACGCCGACATCTGCATCCCCTGCTACAGTTACTGAGCCAACAGCACCTGTTGCGGAAACACCTGTGATAGAAACGGTAACACCCGTTCCCTCAACAACGGTGACTGAACCAATGCCGCCGGTAGCTTCAACGCCAGTGACAGATACATTGGCATCTGTACCAACAATGACCGAACCAACAGCCCCTGTTCCCTCAACGCCTGTAACAGAAAATGATGTGCCAGAGCCTTCGACAACGCTGACTGAACCAATGGCACCTGTTGCAGAAACACCTGTAACTACGGCGTCTGGATCAACGTCAACAACACCGACAGCGCCAGTACCAGAGACTCCGGTGACTGCGAACGATGTACCAGACCCTTCAACAACAGTTACTGAGCCAATAGCGCCTGTTGCAGAAACACCTGTAAGTGTAATAGTTGGGGCAAGTGCAACCGTAACTGAACCAACAACGCCTGTTCCAGATACGCCTGTGACAGAAACATCAATCCCAGAGCCTTCGACAACGGCTACTGAACCTACTGCCCCCGTGCCTGAAACACCCGTGGGAGAAACATTAGCTACACCAACAACAGTAACTGAGCCAATCGCGCCTGTTGCGGAAACACCTGTGACTACGGCATCTGGATCAACATCAACAGTGCCAACAGCACCTGTTCCATCTACACCTGTGACAGAAACATTGGCATCTGCACTAACAGTGACTGTACCTACCGCACCAGTGCTTGTAACACCTGTGGGCAGTACAGTTATACCTAGATCGACATTTACAGTGCCAATAGCACCTGTAGCAGATACCCCTGTAATAGAGACATCAACTCCAGTGCCTTCAACAACAGAAACTGAACCAGCAGAGCCTGTACCGGCAACGCCTGTTACAGAGGCATTTGCATCCGTGCTAACAGTGACTGTGCCGACAGCACCTGTAGCAGATACGCCGGTAACAGATACGGCAACGCCAGCCCCCTCAACAACTGTGACGGAGCCAATTGCACCCGTTCCTGCGGTGCCTGTGACTTCGACAGGTAGGGGAGATCCCCACGCGCCTTCGCCCCAACCACCACGGCCCCAGCCGTTGATGTTAGCCATGAACTATCCGTTATGCGGATATACGGATAATCGCGTTAGATGCATCCGCTGTTGGGAACTGAATCGTAAAGTCACCTGAACTAGATGTTTTATCGCCACCAAAATCTAACGCACATACAGCAGGGTCGCCTGACGCGGTGTCATTAAAAATAAGTGCGCCTCTTGCGGTGATGCTGCTTGAACTAAACGTAAGATCAGCGAAGTCCGTAAAAGCAGTAGTGCCGCTTGTTGTTGGGTTCACATTCGTCAAAGCTGCACCTTTAGCGGTATATCCCGTTCCAGACACTTCGTTTGTAGCACTATACGCCGTTGTACTAGCACCCAATGTAGCTGAACTGGTATACAGCGCCAAGTTAAAGGTGTTGCCACCACTAGCCAGAAAATTGTGCTTAGCTTCCATAAGCTCTTGCTTGAAAGACGTACACATTGCAGTCGTAATAGCCATTATAGACTCCTAATTATGTCTGCCATGTCCTTATGGCCTTGACGTTCAAATTCAGCAATCAAAGTGGTTCTATCACTTTTAATTGCCTCTTGTATGCAGTGTAGCGCCGTAGCCCTAACTGCCTCCTTAAATGCTTGCGCTTGCTGCGCTATTGCAGGGTGGCAACTGCTACCTACGCTTACGATACGGTCTGCCGCAGATTGTGCCCAGAACGCAGGATCGTGTCCACCATCTGCCGTGGTAGTGACGATTATATTTCCTATTTCCATTTGTGGCGCTTCAATCAACATATTTTTATGTCACCGGAAGTGTGGGTTGACCTGACCTGTACGTGTCAGAGCGTAATTTACCATCGCCTAGTACCTTGAGCAGTGACATGGCGGATATATACATCTTCTCATATAGCGCAATCATATCAGGCTCACCTTTCATAAAGCGTATAGCCTCTACCAAAGTACCATTAAGCAAAGCGGAATCGAATTCATCCCCCAGCCATGTAGTTCCCGCTGTAACAATGGACTCAGGGTAGTATCCGTAATGTAACTCCGTGCTATATGCAGCGTCGGGCGTAGGCCCGAGAATAAACGCATCATCGTTAAATATGGCGTAGTGCTTAGGTAGTCCGGTAGCTGTAGCTGTTGGGTACGCCTCACGTATAAAATTAACGTCTTTACTTAGCAAGAAGGTGTAGTTACCACTACCATCTATGACCGCCAAGCTATAAACGTACAAGAAGTCACTAGGGACAGACAGGTACACATTACTAGCCGCCATGCTACCAGTAACATTTTTACGTAGCGCGGGTATCTGCACAGCATTATATATCTTCTGCTCTGCCTGTTCCGTGAACATAGCGAGCTGGGCATCTGTAAACGAAAGCTCGCAGATGTCCTCAACATTTGTTTTTAGCTCGGTGTAGTTCATATCTTATGCCATAGGGCCACGGGCCATCGTACCTTTCGTTGCAGCGCCCACGCCACGTACCTTGATGCCGGTGGTCTTAACACCTTTCATGTCAGGTTTAGGAGCGTCTTTGACTTCTACTGGTGTAGGCCAACCTACTGTCTTAACTACTTTTGGTGCTTTCATATCACGACTCTAAGTTGTGGTTACTGTTACTGTTCCTACCTGACCCGTTGCTACTAAGTCGTTAGGAGTAAGATTATAGGGGTCATCCCCCACACCTACGGGGTTCCAACCCCACTGTATCTGTCTACTGCTATTCGCCCCAGCTTCTCCCAAACTTCTGTCAGGTCTTGGGTCTCTAATAGCCTGCGGATCATCTACTGGAGTCTCACCCAACTTTAGTTGCGGTTGGTCTGGATTCCAGCATTCTGGGCAAGCCTTTATGTTTGTATCTATACCCTTACGTACTAAATTCTTCAGCTCTCGTAGCTTATACTGAAATCCGCAAATATCACATTCGGCAATAGCTTTTTGTGCTGATGCAAAACGATTCGACATTGTTACGCTCTACCAATACGGGGTACGAAGCGTGCGGATGTCTTCTCTCTATCCTCTCCCGCTGCCAACGCAAACTGCTCTTCGTAGGCGTCTTTTAGCATAGGGACTCGCGCCATAAGCTCTGGATCTTTCATGGCAATGTAGTAGGCAAGCCCCGCTACCAGACACGGAAAGAACCTAAAGTTCATGTCAGCGGTGTTCACACCCGTCCCTGCGTCTTCTATACGCCGCATACGCCAATAGTAGAAAATGTAGTCGTTATTGTCTGGAACGGGCCATACGTTGATTTTGGGGGCATCTCGCAGGCGTTCTACAAATACTTGAATCGGCCTACCTTGGGTTAACTTGTTAGGTATAGAAGCATACGTGCTAACGCTAATACGGCTTATAGTTAAATCTGACTGTGTAGCTACATTACCGCTACCCGTACGGATCTGCTGTTCTAGTAAGTCTATGGTGTCAGCAGGTAGCGTGTACTCAGAAGTACCTTGCGTAAGACTCAACGTACCTTCGTCAATCGTCCACATGTTGATGCCACGGTTCTGCCACTCAATGGTCATCAAGTTCATAGAGCGTCTGGCGGTACGTAGGTCATACCCAGAACGCATTTCACGACCCGCACGTTCCCACGCCTCTTCAGCGATCTCCGTGAAGTCCATATCAAATGCAGTTGTTCCAGATGTAGCCATTGTCTGTTCCTATACGTACAGGGTCTTTTTACGCCTGTTATTCATTACTGCACCGCAACCTCTATGGTTTGCGCGTATCTGACCACCAGCCTTTGCCGTCCTAACCTTGGCTTTAGGGGTATTAGACACCACCTGCTGCCCTCTAGCACCAGCCTTTTTCTTCTTACGTGCCGTAGTAGCTCGCTCAGACTGGCTCAAAGACCGCGCCTTGGATAACGGTAGGCAACGATCTGGGTTCTTTTTGTTTTTAGACGTGCCGCATTCACCTTTGATCTTACCATCGGTACCGATACGAACCCATTTCTGGTCACGCCATTTCTTCAAATCGCCCATTACTTACTCTTCTTCTTGCTGCCCTTTGCATAGTTAGGGTCTTTGCAATACTTAGAAGCTGCCATATTCGCATAAGCAGACGGGTACGTGTCGAAGGTGCGCTTGGCCCACGCCTTACCTTTCGGGCAGATCTTGCCGCCCGACTTCACCTTGCCGCCTGACTTATAGTAGCGTCTCATCGCATCTTCGCTGGACGTACGCCCTTGCGAGCGATACCGGCACCGCGAACCTTTTGCTTCTTACCGCTAGCGGCTCCACCTTTTGAGTAGCCCTTGGTCTTCATAGCGCCACCTTTAGCGTAGCCCTTAGACTTCATCATGCCGCCAGCTTTCTTCTTGACTACGCCTCTGCCCATCAAGATGTCTTTCTGTGTGACCTTACCGTCCTTGTTTAAGTCAGGGAACGATGTCTTTCCGCCAGCTTTGTAGCCCTTAGCTTTCATCTTGGACTTCATCATGCCGCCGCCCATAGCTTTTTTAACGGGCTTCTTAGCTTTCTTTGCCTTGAACGCTGCGGTAAGAGCTTTGGCTGCTGCCGAATCGGCTTTAGATGTAGGCCGTCTATCGTTCTTATCCACAAAGTTAAGATAGTCACGTAACGACAGACCAGTTTTCTGTAGCTGCTCTCGCGTAACATTGGCTTTCTTTTCCCTACCAGAACCGACGTTACGTCGGACGCCACCAGTTTTCCCTTGTTCCGTGCCTGTTACATTAGCAAGTCCCGAAGCAGGGGGCTTCTGATTGTTTGTAGTCCTTGTAGGAGTCTTCCCCGGTGTCGCTACGCTAGAAGTTGTAGGCGCTTTTTGTGGCTTTGCAGGGCGCGTAGGCTTTGGTGTAGCCGCATTAGCCAAGCTGGTAGCAGAAGGGCGCGTAGGCATTGGGTTGTCTTTCTTGACCTTAGCCATGTTAGCTGCGCGTTCTGCGTCCATAGGAGCTTGTCGCTTATTACGTTGCCCACCTACAGCCGTTGTACTAGCTGTACGACCTCTACGCGCTTTAGACTCACTACGCATCTGCGAGCCTCTCGCACGTTTCTTAGCTTCTTCAGCCTTCTTCTGGGTCATTGTCATAGGCTTATCATCGTCTTTCTTCTTACGACCTAACAAACCACCTAAAAACATCTTCTTCGGCTTCATAAACTCTTCTCCTACGGCCTGCGGCACTCCAACTTTCTTAGCAAATTTAGGGTTATTAGCTACAGCAGCCATAAACCTACGTTGTTTCTCACTCTTAGCGGGCATTAGTCATCGCCTGCGTACAAATTATCAAACACTTGATTCACGTCCAGCGTGTAGTCCAGATCAGACTTGCTGTAGTGAATGTGCTGAGAAGGGCGGAAATCTGGTGCGCCCTCTCCTGTTTCAAACCAAGCGGGATGTGTCACCCGCACCCTATTATTCGGTAGAGCTACAATGTTGCCAGTCCATTCACCAGCATCCAGTAGTTCCATCACATGACTCTGCTTGTGTTGTGCAGGGTCATCAGCAATCTCGTTGTTCGTATAGTCCACCGTGAACATATACTTCGCGGGGTACATCTCCCCATCTATCTTTGCCAGCCAAGGGCACGGTGTAGCTCTGTCAAGTACGTACACCGCGTGATCCCTAGACGAACAATCCCAAGGCTGTGCAGCCCATACGGGCATGGGTTCGGGCCACTCGTCTAGCGGGGTGTCCCCTACTAACGCTGTAATCGGCATCCGTGCCCACATTGCACCTCCATGCACATTGGGTTCGTCTTCCTCGTCGTACGTCTCAGCTCCAGTAAATATCATTTGGAAACTGAGGCATCTGGTCGGCATTGTCGTAACAGCAATAGCCATAGCGTGAATAAACTCGCCGTGGTACTTCTCGTGGTTATGGGTGTATTCCTTTCTCACCCAGCACTTGAAGTACGGAATGTTGCTTTGTAGGTATGCCACTCAGCAATTCCACTTCCGTAAGCTCTTGTTTATACGGCTATTCGGATCATTCGCCGTCTTGGAGCTAGTATTACGTTTCTTCATGCCTTTCATACGTGCACAAAACGACTTACGCCGTTTAGCAGCCTTAGAGCCTTTCTTGAGCTTACTGGGCTTAGTCGTTACAGCGGTCTTCAGCTTACTTCCGGGGTTCTCCCTTCTGTAGCTGTCCACACCTTTCTGATTAAGTCCGCCAGACTCACTCTTGCCTTCCTTGCGCGTCCAAGCAGCGGTACTACCACCACTCTTAAAAGACGCACATGGAGACTTCTTGTAGTAACTACGCATGTTAGCTGTAGAACACCGTCACTGCGGTCAAATTAGTAAACGCGCTAACGTACACGTCGCTTTCAAAGCGAATGCCATAGTCTGGAATGTTCACCGAGTGGGTAGCTCCAGTGCTGAAATCTAAGTCCAGCAAAGTAGATCCACCGTTACCATCAGTAATAGTAAGTCTAGGAGACCCTGAACCAGCCGTTAGCACCTGTACCTGACGTACCCGTGCTGGCCCGACTGCTAAGGAGCCTGTGCCTGCAATGCGTTTAGTCTGAATATCAGAACTAGGCATAAACGCCTCCTATTAGCTAAGAGCCGCGCCTACAGCAGTTACCCAAGCAGTGCCAGTGCTGATTACGATGCAGTATTCATCGTCACCAGAACCATTGTCAGAAACCATGTATACGGTTCCGGCAACAACGCCAGTAGCGGCGGGTAGGTTTGCGGTAGTCACAACTGGGATTTGGTAGCCGTTGTCCGAACGGACGGGGCCAGAAAAAGTGGTTTTAGCCATCGTTTTTTCTCACATGTGAGTTTAAGTAAATCTGTCTACATGTCGTCAGTCGGGCCTGTCAGATTTACCGGATTGTTTCCCGATATGACTGAAAGTATACCCTACTTTTCATCAAGTCAATAAAAAGGGGAGCCGAAGCTCCCCCCTTATCAAGCACCGTAGCTTATGCGCCGGGTGAACCGAAGATCCCGAGGGGATCAGATACACCAAACGAGTAACGCTCACGAGCCTTGTAGCGGCTGTTGCCCGTATCAAAGTCTGCATCCATAGAGGTAGACATTGGGGTACGAACAAAGTGCTTCAGGCCATTAGGTACATCGGTGGTCAAGAACCAAGCATCTGTGTCAGTCAGATAATGGTTAACCGTGTAGCCTTCTGGGATTGAGCCGTTGTTACGGAGTGCGTTCAGATCGTTGTCAGCCGTGCCAACTCGACCCTCGGTATCCAACAAGCGAGTTGCAACGAATTGCAGCGCAGGTGGGATGACCAATTTGCGGGGCTTGGCAGCGATCAACAGACCACGCTCATCAGTCCAACCAGCAAGCTGGATAACGGCGGCTTCTAAAGAAGTCTCGTTAAGGTCAGCAGCAACAGCAGGACGGTTTGAGTTAGTTCCGCCAGAAACTAGCGGGTGGTCAGTTGCACACAACACTTTGCCGTCACCGTAGGTTGGGTTACCTGCACCCGTGAACGCTTGGTTCAGGATAGCGGCAGCTTTAACCTGCTTGGTGTAAGCCATAGCGCGAGCAAGAGCTTTCGTATAACGAGATGACAGTGAGTCATACAAGTTATCTTCAATCGCTTCCTCGGTAACACTAAAGCCCATAGCAATGGTTTCGTGCGTGTAACGAGCGGTAAACGCTTCTTGTGCGTTGTCGTAATCAATGGCAGAGCCTTCGTCTTTGACGGGGGCTGCACCAAAACCAGACAACTTAACTTCTTCCTCAAAGGAACGGTCAGAGCTTTCAGATTCAAAAATCTCTTTGTGCTCTTCGCCGTACTTCGCATATTCCATACCGAAAAGTGCGTTAAGTCCGGGCAATAGCTCCTTGAGGAGTTGGGCGCGTGAAATAGCCATTATTCAGCTCCTTACTTATAGACCAACAGCATTTGTCATGCTGCTATAGCCGGGATTGAATTTAACCAACACGTCTGGGTACGCATCACCAATAGGTGATACAGCAGCCACGATACGGAAGGCAGCGGTGGTTGTCTTCGTAGTTGCATCCAATGCACTCGTAGAGTTACCCGTCGTGGTAGAACCAGTAGAGGTAGACTGAGCAGCAGCAAAGAACGTGTTAGCGCCAATGTCAGACTGGTCAGCAGCGCCATCCAGTTGAGCTTGGAACAATACGTTCGGATCATCTACAACATACGCCTCAACAACACCAGTGGTGCCGCTTGGGTAGTATTGACCGTAGATTTGTTGCCCTTGAGCATTGATGTACGAACAACCAACAAACACGCCCAAAGAACCCGTCAAAGTGGTTCCAGTAGGAAGTGCGTTAGTAGTGCCGTCGGCACCGGTAGCTGTTGACAACGCAATGTACCCGTCAGCACCAATATGGACTACTTGTCCATTAAAGATGTTGGTACCTTCCCCAGCAGGGTCGATTAGGTACGTCGAAGTCGCGCCAGCATACGGTAGTCCGTCAGCGCGTTTTACAGGCTTTAGCCCGTAAGGTGCAGCAGTTGTAGCCATGTTAATGGACTCCTAATTTAAGATTAACCGCCTCTACCGAACGATACGGTGGATTTCCGTTCGTTGAATATAGGCATACGCGGATCGTTTTCGCGCATCAGGTTGTTATCTACAGAGTTCATTTGAGATTTCGTCTGCTGATTATAGTAATCAGTACGTTCTTGAACTAACTCTGCCGGAGCTTTGCACAACATCAGACCGCCGATCACCACGTTATCTGCGAAGCGTTCATTCTCCACAGTTACCATAGTAATTTCAGGGTGATCTTCAGCCCGTACAGGCTCCCAACCCTCACGCAATTTCGAGGAGACGTTGGTGGCATCCACCTGACCCTGCGTAGCCACACGCACCCAGTGAAATTCGTATCCGTCTTGTGGCGTAGGGGTAGGTAATACCTCTGGACGCTGCCACGCTCTGGTACGAGTCTTTGATTCACGAGTCGCGCTGTCACGCTTGATTCTGTTCTCAGCCATTATCCGTTCCTCATTTCTAATGCAACCTGTCTGGCGTATTCTTCCAACGGTACCCCCAATCGGTTGGCGAGAGCTACCTGTGTTTTGGTTAGCTTCACCTTGTTCGGTGCTGTGCTTCGCGTTGCGGGAGCTACCACGTTAGCGGATTGCTTTCGTGACTCCTGCGGTTCTGGCTGCTCTACAACATCATCGAACTCTTCAGGGAATACTTTTCGCATACGAGAGTCAATGGTCTCGTAGTATTCATCAGTGCGTGGGTCAACCCCACTCTTAACTAATTTCTGGTGCAACCCCATAGCGTATGCTGTCATCTCATCATCGACGTGAAACCAAGAAGAATTTTCTTCTACCCATGCCTCTGCTTTCGGATCACGCACCCGTTGTGGGGTGGGTTGAGGATTTTGTACCTCAGTCTCTTCTTCTTGTAAAGAAGGTAATTTGAAATTATCTAGTCTGTCTGCCTTTAGTTTGGCAGTCGTTAGATGCTCTTGAGCCTCTAATAGCCTATCAGCATCGCCACTTTCGTAGGCATCCTTATACGCTATTTTCGCTCCATTAAGCTCAGAGTCAACCACACGTTTGGCTTGCTCTAACAAAGCCTCACGTGTCGTACCCACATCACCCTTTAGGGTTTTGTTCTCTTCGACTAACCGTTGCGCTAAAGCCTCTAGTTCTTGCCGCTCTCGTTGGGCTGCTTCTTTGGCTCGGCGCTCGTCGTGGTAGCCTTTACTGAAGTGTTTAATTCGGTTTCGGACTTTCTCGGAGTACCCTTCAAGTTCTTCATCAGTAACGTCAGTCGGTGGCTCAGATGGCTTGCGGTTACGATCAGCCTTTGGCGTATCATCCACAACCTCAATGTCCAGCTCATCCGGTTCTGACTTAGCTTCGACTTCAGGTTCGACTGGAGTATCCGCATACTCGTCCGCAGTCTTGTTGCCAGAGAGATCAATTTCAACTTCACCAGAGTCCTCCACTTCTATAGAGGTATCTTGTTCCTCATCAGGGAAACTGTATTCTACTTTTTGAAACGGCATGTCTACTCCTTACGCTCGTGATACGCCACTAGGGTCAGCTACAACAGCTTCAATAGAGTCATCGTTCATCAAACGATACTCTAACCCGTTAACCTTAAATCGTGTGCCTGAATTGGCACGAAACATCACATAATCACCTTGTTTACACCAAGGCCCAGTAGGGAACCTTTCGGGGTCGTTATAGGCTTGTTCGCCCATATCCACCACAAGGCCGATGATCGACATGATATGTTCCTGATTCTTGATCGTGTCCGTCTTGAGCAGGTTAGTGCCGTCAAAAGTCTCTTCGATCTGCGGAAGCGCAATCAACACCCGATAGCCCACAGGCATAGGTAGTTGTGCTTCCAGTTCTTCCGTAGCTTCAACTGTGTCAACAGCTTCACTCATCGTCGTACTCCAAATTGCGCGAGAGGTCTTCTACATAGCCCAGACAGGTTTCGAGACCTCGAATCAAACCTGTGGTTTCCTTGTACATGGAGAAGTCTTTAGCTCCCCCACCACCTAGAAATTGTAGTGCAGAGGCTTTGTCAGCCTCGATTCGTTCCTTTAGCACGTCTAAGACGGTTGTAGCCATTATTGGCCTCTATTGTTGTT